CCTCCCCCCCCCCCCCCCCCCCCCCCCCCGCCCCCCCCCCCCCGCCCCACCGGGCGCCGTCGGCCGCTACCTCCCCCGTCCCAGCCCAGCGCCGCAACCCGGACGCGCGGCTGTCCGCTCACGGGAAGGACGTTGACGCCACGGCGCTGGTCGCTGTCGTTGACGTCCTGGTCGTCAAGGCACTGGAGGCCGTCGGCAAGCGCGTCGTGCGTGCCGACCGGGCCCGCTTCAACGCGCTCAAGGGCCGCCCGTTCCACGAGGCGCACGTCCTGTGGCCCACGGACATCATCACCGTGAGCAAGGCCACGAAGGGGGCGTGGGACGTCGTCCCGGCCCTGCTCGACAACCACGGCTGCCCGGGCGTCGAGTCCGGCCGAGTCGTGACCCTGCTGGACGCCTACGTGTCCCAGGTCGCCACGCACGGCGTACCCCACCGCCTGGACCGGCTGGTGTCGGCGCTGCGCTACGTCCTGCCGGAGAACGCGCTTATCCGCACTCCCAGCCTGAACCGGGCGTCCCTTGAGGAGGTGCGGTGATGGCCTCCCCCTCAACCCCCGCCGACGTCGACCTCCTGGCCGCAGGCCCGTCGGACTGGGAGTCCCCCAGGGCGGTGGCGGACTGGCGCGACGAGGTCGAGGAGCAGTACCTCGACCTTGCAGAGCCTGTCCTTAACGACTTCCTGCGCCGCGTGCGGGCCCTGGCTGAGGAGGCCCTGGACTCACCCGTCCTGACGGCGGCCGGTGACCGGGTTCCGAACCCCTTCGCCTGGACATCAGTTCGATCAGCGTGGCAGGCCGCCATCCGCGACCTCGTTCGCGACGACCGCGGCCGTCGCCGCCTCCCCCAGTACGCGACCGTGCAGCGCATCCTCGAGGAGTCCGGCCTGCCGGTCGCCGTCTACGAGGACGTGCGCAACCTGCTCAAGCGAGCCGCCTCGGAGGGCTGGGGAGAGCGGAAGACGAAGATCGAGCTCGGTCGCATGCTCGGCACCTCCCGACGCAGGGGAGAGGCCACTACCGCCTATGCCGCTCGCCTCCGTACACTGGCCCGCACCGCGGCGACGGCGAACGCCGCCCACCGCATGGCGACATCGGACCTGGCCCGCAAGCGCGGCCGCCTGCGCTGGGTCACGGTCCACGACAACCGGGTACGCCCCACCCACGTCGAGGCGGACGGGCAGGTCCAGGACCTCGGCACCCCGTTCCACGTAGGTGACGCCCACCTGCTCTACCCGGGAGATCCTGCCGGCCCTCTGAAGGAGACGGCGAACTGCCGGTGCATCCTCATCCCGACCGACGCTCGGCCAGAGGTCAACCGGGCCGTCAACGCCAAGTACCCCTTCTCAGCCATCGAAAGGACAGCCATGAAGCTTCGTATCGAGGAGACGGCCCGCCGCATGGGCGAGTTCTCCGACCTCCGCGAGGAGCTCGCCGGCGACCCGGTCCCCGCCCCCGCCGACGTCCCGGCCGCGCCCAACGGCCGCTGGGAGGGCGTCATCGCTCGTGAGGGCGAGATGACCGGCGACGGTCGCCTGATCGAGGACGGCGCTCTGCGCTGGGACGACCTGCCCATCCCGCTGCGTGTCGCGTTCAAGGACGTGGGCGGCCACGACGGCGCCGAGGTCTGCGGCCGGATCGAGACCGTCGAGCGCCGTGAGGGCGGGGACATCTACGCCACCGGCACCTTCGACCTCGGCTCCGCCGTAGGCGCAGAGGCGTTCCGTCAGGTCAGCGAGCAGATGTCCAACGGAGTCTCCATCGACACCGACGACGTGACGTTCAGGATCATGGCGAAGGCGGACATGCCTGAGGCCGACGTTGCAGATTCCGGCGATGAGGCCGACCCGGAGGGGCGGGTCAAGGTCGCGGCCATGTCGTCCTCGGACGAGCTGACCGTCATCGAGTCGGCTCGGCTGCGGGCGGCCACACTCGTAGCGGTCCCGGCCTTCGCCACGGCTCGCGTCTACGCCGCTGGGAAGGCTCCCAGCCCCTCCGAGACCACTGAGCTCGACGAGAATGTCGATTCTGGGGCGAAAATGGCTCGCTCAGCAGATGCCGACCCTCTGAGCCGCGACTCTCTGACCGCCGCGGCTATTCCTACCGCTCCTCCGGAGGAGTGGTTCAAGGACCCGGCCCTTACCGGCCCGACCGCCCTCGTGGTCGAGGACGACGGCCGCGTCTACGGGCACATCGCCGCCTGGGGGACCTGCCACATCGGCCAGATCGGGAAGTGCGTCGAGCCTCCCACGAGCCCCTCGAATTACGCCTACTTCCGCACTGGCGCGCTGCGTACGGCCGAGGGTACCTCCGTGGCTGTGGGGCATCTCACAATGGGGACCGGGCATGCGGGTCCTAGGGACTCTGCCAATGCCGCCGCGGAGCACTACGACAACACCGGCACGGTTTTCGCCGACGTAGCGGCCGGCGAGGACGCCTACGGCATCTGGGTCGCAGGCTCCCTGCGCCCCGGAATCTCCGCCGAGCAGGTCCGCGTGGCCCGCTCCGCGCCGATCTCCGGCGACTGGCGCACGATCCGCGGATCCCTGGAGCTCGTCGGGGCGCTGGCGGTAAACGTCCCAGGATTCCCGGTTCCCCGTCCTCAGGGTCTCCTCGCCTCTGGCGAGGTCCGCTCCCTCCAGGCGTCCGGAGTTGTGGCCCACGACGACTCAGCCGCTCGCGCCTCGCACCCCTCGAACGGTCCCATCGGCTCGAACGGCCTGACGCTGGGGGACATCTCGTACCTGAAGCGTCTGGCCGAGTCCGAGCGCCGCCGGGATCTGGAGCGCGCCTCGGCCGCGGACAAGATGCGCGCACGGGTCGAGCGCGCCGGTACACTGGCCAAGGCGGCGCAGATGGCTCGCCGTCTCGGATCCATCTGAGGAAAGGAACAGAGACTATGGGTTGCAATTGTGGGAGATCTACGACTCCTCCGGTAGGAACTGAGCCCCGGCCCCTGGCCGACGGCACCCTGCCCGGCGAGGGCTCCAAGGACTCATCCCCGATCACTCGCTTCTAGGCGTAGCGCCACTCATCGTCATCGGTTATGATGATCCCTGTTAGAGGTCTCATGGACTCCTGACGCTGGGTGGATCAGCAGAGCCCCGCACCGTTTGCTCATGGCGGTGCGGGGCTTTGTCCATGCCTATGGAGGGGTATCTCACTCATAGGTGTATCCTTTGAGCCAACGGCATGGCAGCAGGGCCTCGTGCGTACCCGCTGGGGACGGGAACCCTGCCCAGCAACAAGACACGGAGGACCCCTCAACATGCGCAAGCACTTCGACATCACCGTCTTCGCCGACCAGGCGGACGACGCCCCGGTCGAGACCTTCGACCTGGAGATCCCTGAGAACCTGTCCGACCTGAGCGCCGCCGACCTGGGCGACCTGCGCTCCAAGGCCGTTGACGCCTTCCAGACCCTCTACGCCGGCGGCGAGTTCACCGACGAGGACCTGGCCACCCTCGGCACCCTGACCGAGGGCATCGAGGCCCTGTCCGCCGAGATCAGCACCCGCGAGCAGGCCGCTGCCGAGCGCGCTGCCAAGGCCGCCGAGATGGCTGCCAAGGTCGGCGCCGACAAGCCCGCCTCTGAGGACGAGGACGACACCCCTGCCGAGGAGAAGGCCGAGGCTGAGTCTGACATCGCCGAGGCCGAGGCTGAGAAGAAGGCCGCCGAGGAGGCCGAGAAGAAGGCCAAGGCCGCCGCGGCCGACGTCGAGCCCGCCGCTGAGGTTGACGCCGCGCCTGAGGGCGAGGCCGTCACCGCCGCCGCCCCTCGCGGCCCCATCAAGCTGTCCGGCATCCGTCGGCACGTTCACACCCCCGCACCTGCGATCACTGAGGAGACCTCCGTGGAGGACACCACCCCCAAGGCCCGTATGACCGTGGCCGACGTCCCCGGCTTCGCCGCTGACAGCGACGCCTCCTTCGAGGACCTGGCCGTCGCCCTCGACCGCCGCCTCCAGGGCTTCAACTCCGGCGCCTACGCCGCCGCCGCCCGCGCGGGCCGCGCCATGAGCGAGCGCCACAGCCTCGCCGTCGTGCGCAAGGCCTTCGACGAGCGCGCCACCGTCGGCTCCCCCGAGTCGGCTGACGCCGCCATGGCCTTCGCCGTCAACGAGAAGAACCTGCCCGGCGGCTCCCTCGTCGCGGCCGGCGGCTGGTGCGCCCCCTCCGAGACTGTCTACGACCTGCTCGAGGACGAGTCCCGCGACGGCCTGATCTCCCTGCCTGAGATCAACGTCACCCGCGGCGGCATCAAGTTCACCAAGGGACCCAAGTTCGCTGACCTGTACGCGGCCCCCTCCTTCAACTTCACCGAGGCCGAGGCGAAGGAGGGCAAGTACCAGCCCACCTCCGCCACCGACCCGACCAACAAGGTCGGCGCCAAGCCCGTCTACCACGTCCCCTGCACCGACTTCGAGGAGGTCCGCCTCTCCGCGGCCGGTCTCCACATTCAGGCCGGCCTGCTCCAGCAGCGCGGCTACCCCGAGCTGGTCGCCCGCACCATCCGTGGTGCCCTCGTCGCCCACGAGCACAAGATGAGCGAGCGGATCATCGCCTCCATGGAGACCCAGTCCACCGCCGTCTCCATGGACTCCGGCCAGATCGGCGCCGCCGCCCCGATCCTGACCGCCATCGAGCTGCAGGTCGAGCACTACCGCTACGCTCAGCGCCTCTCCCGCTCCACCACCCTCGAGGCGGTCTTCCCCTACTGGGTCCGCGGCGCCGTCCGCACCGACCTGTCCCGCCGCGAGGGCGTCGACCTGATCGACGTCCCGGACAGCCGCATCGACGCCTGGTTCCGCAGCCGCGGCGTGAACGCTCAGTTCGTCTACGACTGGCAGGCGCTCGGCGGCGAGGCGGGTGCCTTCAAGGTGTGGCCAGGCAGCCTGAAGTTCCTGCTCTACTCCGCGGGCACCTTCGTCAAGGGCAGCCAGGACGTCATCACCCTGGACACCGTCTACGACTCGGTCCTGCTCGGCCAGAACGACTACACCGCCCTGTTCACCGAGGAGGGCTACCTGGTCGCCAAGCGCGGTCACGACGCCCGCGTCGTGACTGTCCCGCTCAACCCGAACGGCGGCACCGGCACCGGCATCAAGCTGCTCGCCAACGGCACGGCTGACCCGGCCAAGTGATGACTCCGGGGCGGGCGGCGGCAAGTCCCCGCCCGCCCCGTGACCATCTCTAGCCAGTCACCGTCCAGCAAGGAGGACAGATGCCCATCATCGCACCGAAGCAGCGGGTCAGCGCCCCCGCTGCCACGCCCCTGCCGGGCGGGCTCTTCTCCCAGTTCGCGCCCATCGAGGACTCCTCGGTGCGGTGGGAGAACGGAGTCACCTGGGAGGACGTCGAGCGCGCTCAGCTTGGCGCCATCGGTCAGTGGCAGAGCCCCGGCACAGTTCCCGGCCTGCCGAAGACCCTGACCGACCCGAAGTGCCTGACCCTGGAGTCGCAGGCCCCGCTCACCGTGTACGCGGCCTACCGCACCACGGCCCTGAGCCACTCCCCTCAGGAGGCCACCCAGATCGCCGCCTCGCGGCTGCTGCTTCAGGAGGAGCACGCCGTCGAGCAGGCCCTCTGGAGCGGGGCTCCAAACCGCGGCCTCGGCCTCGGCAAGGTCCGCTCCTACGCCGCCAAGGGATCGGGAAAGCTCGACATGCCTCAGGGCCTTGCCGCCCTGGAGCACTACGCGGCTCAGTACGGGGCCCAGCCGACCCTGCACATCCCTCGCCGCCTGGCCAGCCTGATGGCGAGCGCCAAGCTCATCAAGGACGCCCGGGGAGGCGGCTTCGAGACCCGCCTCGGCACTCCGGTCGTGGTCGGGGCCGGCTACCCGGACGAGATGCAGATCGTGGCCACCGGCCCGATCGTCATCTACCGCGGGGAGGCGTTCACCTCGACCAACGGCGCCGGCGGGTTCGACAAGGGACAGAACGACGTCTCGGGCGTGGCTGAGCGCCAGTACGTCATCGGCTTCAACAAGTGGGACGCGTTCCGGGTGACTGTGGACGCCGGTATCCCGCAGCTTGACCTGAAGGCGGCGGAAGAGTGATCTCCCGCGCAGCATCAGTCGCCCTGGCCGTGATCGCCGCGGCCGCGGTCTACACCATCACTCAAATCACGTACGAAGGAGAGCGCTGAACCATGGCGAAGACGCACTCATACACACCAGTGCTGGGGAAGCGCATCCGCGTCACCCCGCTGGACACCTGCGGCAAGTTCGACAAGGCGCAGCACAAGCCGGTGGCCACCTCCGGCTTCGTGTCGATCAAGCTGGCCGCTGAGGTCGAGGACGGCACGGAGATCACGGTCCGCAAGGCCGACGGCTCCCTGTGCGTCAACGAGAAGCAGTCGAACACCTTCAAGTTCTTCTCGGTCGAGCTGGAGTTCTGCGGCGTGAACCCCTCGGTCCTGGACATCGTCACCAACGCGACGAAGTACCTGGACCACGCGGGCGACACCGCCGGTTTCAAGGTCGCCTACGGCAAGATCGAGAAGAAGTTCGCGCTTGAGCTGTGGACCGGCCTGTCCGGCCAGGCCTGCGCCGAGGGTGCTGAGGATGCCAGCGGCTACCTGCTGCTGCCCTTCATCACCGCCGGCACCATCGGCGACATCGAGGTCAACGGTGAGGACGCCATCTCGTTCTCCATGACCGGCGCCGTGACCAAGTCCGGAAACGCCTGGGGCACTGGCCCCTACGACGTGGTCAAGAAGGCCAAGCAGGGCGGCGGCTTCGACAACGCGAAGCTCCCCACCCCGCTCGACCCCCTCGACCACCTGCTGATGATCGACACGGCGCTGGCTCCCCCGCCGGACAGCGACCAGCCCGTCACCGTCGCCTGAGGTACACCCCCTCCCTCAGAGGCACTGACAGCCCCGGAGAGCGCACAAACGCCCTGCGGGGCTGTCACCGTACCTGCGCCGCACAAACCAGCCTCTATGACCCTTAGGCGGGTCCTATAGGTATACTCATCCGTGCGGGCACCGCCTATAACCGGCGGCGTAGCCATCCCGCACTACGTACGCGCTGTAGGAGAGGGCATGCAGGACATCGAGAGGGGCTACGGCCCGGGAGACTGGCCGGTCTCCTACAGCGCGTGCGAGGACCTGAAGGAGTACCTGGACGAGGCCGGCAGGCCTGAGCAGCAGCACACCTTCGAGGCCATGGCGACCCAGCTCCTGTGGGAGTGGACCGGGCGCCGGTTCGGGACCGATATCGTCGTGATCCGGCCCGAGCCCGCCGACTGCGTGCCGCCGCCCACCTACCAGTCCCAGGATTATCTGAGGAGCTTCCTCCCGTTCCGCCTAGGCGGAGCCTTGCACGACGTCGTGTGCGGCATCTGCGGGCCCTACTGCACCCACACCTCGGGGACTCCGGCCATCCGCCTGCCTGGGAACGTCCACCGAGTGCATCAGGTCACTATCAACGGCAAGGTGCTCCCGCTGGGCGCGTACCGGCTCATCAACCGCTCTGTGCTTCAGCTCACTGGACGCACCTCCCCGTCCGGCCCCGACGTTCCGCTTGTATTCCCCTCGGTACAAGACCTTTCTCGGCCTACGACTGAGGAGGGCACCTGGGAGATCCGCTACTCGCAGGGAGTTCCGGTCCCTGAGGGCGGGCAGGTCGCCGCCGGCGTGCTCGCGCTCGAGCTGGCCAAGGCGGCCTGCATGGACCGCGACTGCGCCCTCCCGGCGCGTCTTCAGTCGGTCACCCGGCAGGGCGTCACCGTCCAGGTGCAGGACGACTTCGAGGAGATGCAGGCCGGCCGCACAGGGATCTGGCTGGTGGACTCCTGGGTCGCCTCGATCCGCAAGCCTCGGCAGGCCGCCCGGGCCTACAACCCCGATGACTACGCCCGCAACCACTCAGCCACCCGCTCCCGCGGAGTGATCTGGTGAGCCCGGCCCCGCGCCTGTCGCGCCGCAACCGCGCCCAGAGCGAGGACTACGCGGCGCTGTCTGGCCGCGTAGCCTCCCCTACCGCAGCCATCGTCCACTCCACCGCCCTCGCCCTGCTCAAGGGCGGAGCTAAGGCCCTCTCCAACGCCGTCTCGCAGGCCTACGTCGCGCCCGGGGCAGAGGTGGCGTGGGACGAGTGCTGCGCCGGGCACCTCTACGTACGCACCGTCTCCGTCTCGCCCGTCTTCGGCCCTCGGGCCGCCGACGGCGATGCGTGCTCGGTTCGCTACTGGGCGGCTACCTACGCCCTCGGCACGCTGCGCTGTGTCGAGGTAGTGGACGACCGGGGCCGGGGCCCGCGCCCCTCCGACCTGACCGCTGACGCGGCGGTCCTGCACCAGGACATGACCGACCTGGGCCGGTTCCTGACGTCGTCCACGAACGCCGATGCCATGGACTGGCAGGCCTCCGGCCCCGACGGCGGCTGCGTGGCCGGCGAGTGGACCTTCACGGTCCGCCTCAACTGCCCGTGACTCCTCGGGAAGTGTGAGATGGTTCACGTAAACGTCAGATTCAAGGGGCCAATCCGTGAGGATAAAGTGGCCCAGCTCACTAAGCAGGCGGCTCTGAAGGCGTCCCGGCGCACTCAGGGCCGGATTCAGCGCAACATCCGCGCCAAGGGGCGCGTGAACTCTGGCCGCATGGTGAACTCCGTCACTATTGAGCGCGTCCACGGCAAGCACCCGCTCAACCCAACCTTCGAGATCGGGGCCAGGACTCCCTACGCCGCCTACCAGGAGAAGGGCACCCGCGCCCACGGGCCGGTCAAGGCCCAGCGCATGGTCTTCACCCCGAAGGGGTCCGGCCAGGCCGTCTTTGCCAAGTGGGTCAAGGGCATCGCGGGCGCCCACTTCGTTCGGGACGCGCTCCGGCTTATCAAGCCCTCTGACTTCCATTAGAATCGCCTCATGGCTACTATCACGATCCCCGGCAAGACCCGGAAGTCCATCTCTGTTGAACTGGTCGGTACCGAGTACAAGGTCCGCCCCCCGAAGGCGTCCGTCGCCATCTTCCTGTCCCAGGCTCTCAAGGACGCCGACGAGGACTCTGAGAAGATCATCGACGGCCTGGCCAAGTGGTGCCACGTCCTCTTCGGCAAGGAGACCGGAGCCGAGGTCGTCAAGCGGCTGAAGAACCCTTCTGACGACCTCGACATCCCCGACCTGACCGACCTCATCTCCGCTGTCATGGAGGAGGCCGGGGAGAACCCTCCTACGTGATCCGGCGCCTCCTGGCCTCGGCGTACGCGGAGTGGGACTACATCGACGGGTTCTGCCTCGGGCACGGGATCGACCTGGAGACCCTGCCCCTGAGCCGGTTCTGCCACGTCATGTGGTGGATCCTCACCCGCAACGCCGAGGACGAGAGCGCTACCGAGAAGCTGAAGAGGGACCTGTGGATGCCTCCCAAGGGCGTCGTGGTCACCGACCCCCGCAGCCCGTGGTACTCGGGCAACGAGTCCAGTGGCTTCGGGTCCCTTAAGTCGGCCCTCGGAATGTGACAGCACCTATAGGACACGCCTATGCGGGCGGTATCATGGCCTCAGACAGGAGTCGGGCCGCGATGCCGCCCGCTCGACGTACGAGCGGGGAGGGTAGCCCGTGGCAGACAAGATCGGCGAGGTAGTCGTAGAGGTCGGCGCTGACGCGCGCGACTTCCAGGGCGATGCTGAGCGGGGCATCGAGAAGAGCCTCAAGAAGATCGGCAAGCGGATCGAGCGCGCCGCCGAGAAGTGGGCGCGTGAGATGCGCGACTCCGTCAAGGACGCCCTTGACGGCCTCGTGCTGCAGGTCAACGCCAAGATCGACCCCAAGGACCTGCGGCGCATAGAGAGCGCCATCGCCCAGACGAAGGCGTCCCCCGACGTCACTGTCTCCCGCCGCGACCTGGAGGAGATCCGGCAGAAGCTCCGCCAGCTGGACGCCCGCGCACCCGTCAAGCCGGTCCTTGACGACAACGCCGTGGCCCGGATCGGGCGCGAGCTGGACGAGATGAAGGCCGCGATCAAGGCGCGAGTGGACCTTGACGAGAAGTCCCGCCGCAAAGCCCTCGACGCGATTCGCAAGACCGAGGCGGCCATCGACGCCAAGGTCGAGATCGACGGCAAGGACGTTGCCGAGATCAAGGAGCGCATCGCCAACATCAAGTCCGACATCAAGGTCGACGCGTCCCTGGAGAAGGCTACCCAGCGCAAGCTCAAGGAGCAGATCGCCAAGCTCGACGCCAAGCTCAAGGCCGACGCTGAGCTCGACCCCGCCTCCCGGAAGAAGATCAAGGAGCAGCTGAACAAGCTGGGCGGCGACATCGAGACCAGCGCGCACCTGAGCGAGGCGTCCAAGCGCAAGCTGAAGCGCGAGCTCGACAAGCTGGACGGGAAGGCTACCGTCAACGCCGACCTGGACGACGGGAAGGCCCGCTTCGACTTGAAGCGGCTGACCGCCAAGCCGTACTTCGTAGACATTCACGCCCGCCTGGCCACGGCCTCGGTGGCGAAGGTCGCCGCGCAGCTCAAGGCCCTGGCCGGCGGCAACATCTTCAGCAACCTGAAGAACAGCCTCAACGACGTCTTCACCAACCTGGACACCTTCGCCGTCAAGGCTGCCACCGCCGGCACCGCGATCCTGGGCCTGACCTCCATCGCCGGGGCCGGCCTGGGCAACATCGCCCAGCTCGGCCTCGCCGTCGCCCACACCCTGCCGGCTCTGCTCGCCATGCCGGGCATCCTCGGCACCGCGGCGGCCGGAATCGGCATCTTCGCGGCGGCCATGGCGGACGCCTCCACGGTGCTGGCCGACCTCGGCCCCCGGTTCACCGCCCTCCAGCAGACCATCTCCACGTCCTTCTGGGGCGAGGCCGCCGACGCCATTCGGGGCTTCGCCAACAACGCCCTGGACGCGCTCACCCCGTCTATCGCCAACGTCGCGGCCCAGATGGGACGCATGTCCGCCGCCGTCGCTGACGCTGCCACTGAGCACATCCCAGGCTTCCGCGCCTCGCTGGACTACCTGGCCGAGGCCATGGACATCGGAGGGGATGGCGCCGGCGCCTTCACCGACGCCTTGCTCACGCTGGGCGAGACCGGTGCGAAGTACCTTCCGTCCATCGCCTCGTGGGCGAACGACGTCGCCTACTCGTTCCAGAACTGGGTGCAGGCCAAGACGGCGTCCGGCGAGATGGACCAGGCCATCCAGGCCGCCGCCAAGACCTTCGGCACGTTGAAGGACATCGTCTTCGATCTCGGAGGCATTCTGGCGGGGGTCTTCAAGGCCATGGCCGCCGGGTCGGCCCCCATCGACTCCATCGCGGCGGCCCTGGATCGGGCCAATCAGGCCGTGAACGGGCCGCTGTGGCAGGGCACCCTGACCACGATCTTCAGTGCGATGGGTGAGGCCGCCTCGCACGCCTTCGCCGGCGTCGGCTCGCTCGGCCAGGCGTTCGTATCCCTGGCCCCGACCCTCTCCACGATCCTGCCCCTGGTTGGGCAGATCATCGAGACCGGGCTCAAGGGCATCTCCGCCGCCCTCCAGGACCCGGCCTTCCAGGGTGGTCTGGTGAGCTTCTTCCAGGGCGTCCTCACCGCCGTGCAGGCGCTCGCCCCGGCCATGCCGGCCCTGGGCGAGGCCTTCGGCGCCATCGCCACTGTCATGGGAGCCCTCCTCGCCGCGGTAGCGCCGCTCATCGCTCAGCTGGTCGAGGGGCTGGCCCCGGTCTTCACCCAGCTGGCAGCTCTCCTGGTGCCGATCATCGAGCAGCTGGGCGCGGCCCTGATGCCCATCATCCAGGCCCTCATCCCCGTGATTCAGGAGCTGGTCAACCAGCTCGGCCCTTGGATCTCGGAGCTGCTTCCACAGATCCTCCCAATCATCGTGGAGATCGTGCAGAGCATCGCTGCCGGCCTGATTCCAGTGATCCAATTGCTCGGGGCGATCCTCCAGGCGACCGCGCCGGTGGTGGTGGCTACCTGGCAGGCCATCGCCCTGGTAGTGCAGTGGGCGATGAACCTGATTCAGGGCGTCGTCAATACCGTCATGGGCGTCCTCACGGGCGACTGGAGCCGGGCGTGGGACGGGATCAAGCAGATCGGCTCGACGGTCTGGAACATCATCAGTGCCACGTTCGGAGGCTTCGGAGCCCTGCTGATTTCTCTCGCCGTCAAGGCTTGGAACAGCATCACCAACACCGTCAGCAATGCCTGGAACGGGATCTCCAACATCGTCAACAACGGTATCAACGCGGTTCGGAACTTCATCGCCAACGGCTGGAACTACGTCACCAGCCTGACATCGTCAGCCTGGAACGCCCTGAAGAGCCTCATCTTGAACGCTGTGAACGGCATCAAGTCAACGATCTCTAACTGGATCTCGAACGTCCGCAGCTTAATCAGCGACGGCTGGAACTACATCAAGTCGGCCACTTCCTCGGCATGGTCCGGCCTGGTGAGCACGATCTCCAGCTGGATCAGTAACGCCCTCAGCATCATCCGCAGCCTACCGTCCAGCATCCAGAGCATCTTCTCCAACGCCGGGTCATGGCTGTGGAACGCGGGTAAGCAGATCATCAGCGGACTGATCGACGGGATCAAGTCGATGTTCGGGTCCGTGCAGTCGAGCCTCTCGTCGCTGACGAGCATGCTCCCCTCCTGGAAGGGACCGGAGCCGGTTGACAAGGTCCTCCTCACCCCGGCCGGTGAGATGATCATGCAGGGCCTCATCAAGGGTCTGGAGAGCCAGTACGGGGCCGTGCGGAACTCCCTCAGGGGGCTGACCGAGGACCTGTCTAAGCCGGCCACGATCGGTCTCGACGCCAGTATCCGGCCGCTCCCTGCTAAGGCGTCGACCGGGCGCCCCACCCCCGAGACCCTCAGGGGCTCGTTCACCTCGGGCTCCGGTCAGGACCAGTCTCAGTTCGATAAGAGAAGCCAATCAGGCGCTACAATCAACATCACCAACAACTATCCGCAGGCCAAGCCTGACTCGAAGACTCGTGACGAGGTCGCTGAGGGTCTGAGGCTGGCAGCAATCATCTGAGGAAGGTCACCCACCCATGGCCATCTACTCACTGGACGGCACTGACCTGGACGATGCCCGGCAGCGCTGGGTGCTCGCCGAGGGCACCGCCCTGTCGACCAGAGGCGCCCCGTGGAACGCCTCGGTCGACATCCCGGGGCGCTTCGGGGTTCTCCCCATCGCCCCGTCCGTGACCAAGTCCGCCACCGTCGCCCTGAAGTTCACCGTGTTCTCCTGGACCGACGGCCGGAACGGCAACCGCTGCAAGGAGGGGCTTGAGGTCCTGGAGAGGAACTACCAGGACCTCATGCGCCGCCTGTTCGCCTTCGGCCGGATGCAGACGCTCCGGTACACCCCTAAGGGGGCCCCCATGCGGGAGGCTCAGGTGCGCCCCTCGTCCTCTGTCGAGCCCAAGCTCGACCCGCACTCGGAGACGATCTCGTTCACGGTCGTCTACGAGATCGTCTCTGGGCTGTGGCGCGGTACGCAGGAGCTCGTCGCCGACCTGACCAACATGTCTGCATTCACCGGCTGCGTCATGCCTATCCCGGATGGCTGGCTCATGCTTGAGCCGACGGCGGGCACGTGCACCGTCAGAGACAACGTATCGGGCTCTTCGTTCACCTTCACCGGCACCCTCAACGGTGGGGAGCGCCTTCTGGTAGACGTAGCGGGCTACCGCGCCTGGAAGAACCCCTCCGACACCTGGGAGCCTCAGCGGAGCGCGCGCTCCGCCGACGGGGAGATCTCCATGAGTCCCGGAGGCTTCCGGGCCACTCCCGACGCTGAGGGCCGCATCTCCATGACGCTGACAAGCACGACCGGCCGCTTTCGCGGAAGGATGGCCTACTGATGCCCCGAAACCCCGCGTTCCCGCGTGGCCTGGCCATGCGCTACGTCGCCTACGAGCAGGCCGGGGCACGCCTCGGCGTCCTGCCAGACGCCCTGGCTGGGACCTTCACCTGCCCTCGACAGTCCACTCCGTCGCTCACCCTCTCCTACCCGAATGGGGGCCTGGGGGTGCGCGGCGAGCTGCTCGACTTCGCCGTGGAGATCGCCGTCGAGCTCAGCTACGACGGGCAGACCTGGTACGAGCCGTACAACGCGCGCTTCATCAACCTCTCCTCCGAGTGGAACCTCGTGGAGGACGGGACGGAGCATCGCAAGGCCAACCTGATCCACATCGGTCACCGCCTTGACGGCGCCCTCGTCTGGAGCGTCCCGCCAGTGGCCCGGGACAAGGACGGCAAGTACAAGTTCAACTCCCGCAACGCTGGTGAGATACTCCGTACCGTGTGGGACGCGGCGGTCAAGCGTGGCTGGGGAGCCGGTCTGACGCTCGACGTCAGCACGGCCGTTGACTCCGCCGGTCAGGGGTGGTCTTTGCAGACCACCATCGCCTTCGACCCGTCGGTCTCCGTCAAGTCGATTCTGGACACGCTCATGAACATGGGGATGATCGACTACCGCTGGCGCGGCCGTACGCTCCAGGTCTACAACGCCGACTCAGCCCTGAGCCGCGAGAACCTCTCCGTCGTGTGGCGCCTGGGGGCGGGCACGTCGTCAGCCCCGGAGAAACTCGACTGGTCCCAGCTGTGCACTCACGTCCTGGTCAAGGGCGACGAAGGCCGGACGTGGACCTTCCCCAATCCCGAGGCCCCGGCAGGAATTCCACGTACCGAGAAGGTCGTGAACGCCGGCGGCGTGGAGCTGGAGGGGACGGCTCGGCGCGTGGCTGACCTCACTCTCAAGACCGGCGCCACCCCGGCGGCCGAGGTGAAGCGCGAGTGGGAGGCCGACGACCTTCAGTGGCTCCCCTTCGAGGACTACGCCCTCGGAGACTGGATCCGCGTCGAGCGCGGCAAGGGCCTGGAGAGGATGCGTGTCACCCAGATCTCGATCTCGGTGACCGAGAACGGCCGCTGCGAGGGACACACGACCTTCGGGACCATGCTCGACGACATCCTGTCGCGCCTGGCCAAGAAGCAGAAGGGCGTTCTCGGGGCCGCCACCTCAGACGGGAAGAACCCGCGCCCCGAGACGCCGACCAGCAAGCACAACCCACTGCCACCTCAGGGCCTCGTGGTTTCCTCGACCGCGGTGATTGGGCATCTCGGCTACCCGGTAGCCGTCGCCTCCCTCCGGTGGGACGAGGTCACCACTGACGCCCTCGGGGTGGCCGTGGACGTGATCGGCTACGACATCTCAGTCCGCGAGATCCCCAACAAGGCGGGGCGGCTGAGCACCTCACGGACGACCGAGGCCGACATTGAGGGGTTGGCGACCAGCCGGCAGTACGCCTTCAGCGTGCGGGCCGTCACGCGCGACGCCGTCGGGGCCTGGTCGGCCGAGGTCATCGCGACGATGGCCTCGGACACGATTCCGCCCCCGATGCCCGGGCGCCCGAGGCTGGCGCAAACCCTCGGTGTTCTCCAGGTGATCTGGAACTACCGGGGCGCTGATGGCGAGAACATGCCAGACGACTTCGCCGGAGTGGAGGTAAGTGTTCAGCACCCCGGCATCGCCCCCGGAGTGGTGGCTCAGATGCCTGCCCCGATGCAGCGGATTCCCCTGGCCGGGTACGAGATGAGAGAGTACGAGGTGCGCCTGCGGACCTTCGACCGCGCCGGGAACCGCTCCAACTGGGGGCCTCCCGGCACCATCACTCTGGAGCAGAACATCGATGCCGACGCCATCGCCCGCGAGGTCGAGAGGAAGCTTGCAGGCAGCGACGCGATGCAGCAGGCCGCTCGGGAGGGGACTCTCAAGGAGATGAAGCACCTCACCGAGGCCATGACCCAGGTGGCCACCAACCTCGTCACGTCCGGACCCATCCCGCCGGACTCTGGGACAATAGGTTCCAGCATGTGGATCGCACCCGACGGGCGAATCTTCGTCCTCAGAGCAGAAGGAGACCAGTAATGCAGCCCTATGTCGCCACCAAGCAGTGGAGGGACGGGTTCGGGGCCAATGAGACCCGAATCACCGCCGCCGACCTGACCCGCATCGAGGGAGGCATCAGCGCGGCTACCCAGGGCGTCACCAACTTGGAGACCAAGGTCGCCGGGCAGCCCGCCGAGATCCTGAAGCAGGTCCAGACCATTGCTCAGGGAATTCGGGACGCTATGGACAAGGCCCTCCCTGTCGGGACCATCGCCATGTTCGGGGCCGAGAAGGACCCGGAGGGGTGGCTGCGATGCGACGGCCGCCTGGTGCAGCGGAGCGCCTACCCAAAGCTCTTCGCCGTCATCGGTACCGCGTACGGCACGTCCTCCGGAAATGACTTCCGCATCCCGGACATTCGGGAGCGATCCGTCGTCGGCACCGGTACGAAGTACCGCGTCGGCGACCGGGGAGGTAACGCGACCGTCACGCTGAGCATCGCCCAGATGCCGGCGCACACCCACGAGATCGGTGAGCAGGGCAACGCCGGCTCCCGGTTCCAGGCCCGTACCGCGAACCAGGACATCGGGATCGGTACGTCGGGGTACACCTACCTGACGTCCACCGGCACCTCTTCAGGTGACCGCTCACCGGTCGCGGTATCTGCCGGAGGGTCGCAGCCAGTCGACCTGCGCGACCCGTACATCGGTCTCCCCTACATCATCAAGGCCATCTGATGCCTGGTCCCCGAGATCGCGCCAACGCCGCCGCAGGTGCGGCAGGCGGCCAGTACGTAACCGTACCGTCATTCGCCCTACCCGGGCACTCCGCGCCCTCGAACACCCGGGACGCTCCGGGCTCGACGGTCGTCTACTCCCCCAAGGGGTGGAAGTGGGAGGAGGCCGGGGACGACTACTCCAAGACGGTCTCCCAGCTCACGGCCGCGACCATGGAGTCGGCCGTACGGCGTATCCGCACCTCCATGGGTACGGTGCTCTACATCCGAGGCACCTCGGACACGATGCCGCCGTTCCCGGGGGAGGCCCCCGGCGACACTGCCCGGGTCCAGGACGCGCAGACCCTCGACATCGTCGCTGAATGGCGGTGGGACGGCTCCCAGTGGGAGCGGATGCGCGTCACGTCCGAGCAGATCAGCAACCTAGACGTGGGGAAGCTGACCGCGGGGTCCGCCAACATCGCAGAAGTGACGGCTCGGAAGATCGCTTCTGACGTAGGACGCTTCCTATCTCTCACTACCGATCAGCTCACCGTGACCGGCAACGCCTCCTTCGTGGACGCGACCGCTCACCACGTCTGGACGAAGATCGTCACCGCTGGGCAGGGGGAGTTCGAGAAGATCAAGGCCGGGATGCTGGAGGCCAACTCCGTCAGCGCATCCAACATCCAGGCCGGAGCCATCGACGGTCAGGTCATCACCGGAGCGACGCTCCAGACGGAGCGTACCTACAACCGAGGCCTCAAGCTGACCTCAGACGGTCTCCGGGTCTACGACCCCCGCGGCAGGTCGGTGCTTAACGTCAACGCTCACACCGGGGCCATCGAGATCAGCGGCCACCTGAGCCGTCAGGACTCGTGGTCGAAGGTGTGGTTCAACGACGTCATCTCTACCCGCACTGGACGAGACGTCGGCACCGACGGCTCGAAGTGGGGGTGCGGCTTGGCCTTCAACTCGCTGGAGGACAACTGGGGAGACGGAGTGATCGCCCTGCTCAAGGACCGGTCCGGGGACCCCTCGATCCGCATGCAGGCTCCCTACGCCGGCCTGGGGGACTCGGTCCCCTACATCGCCGTAGGAACCTCCTACGTGACCATGTACACCCCTTCGGGAGATACGCTCCTCGAGTTCAAGACCGGAGGCTTACGCCTCAAAGCTCAGGATATCTACTGGTGGGCCGACTCCGGCGGCTTCTCGTATGGCACCAACAGCGACAACAAGCCGAGGCTGTACGTGGGTCCGAACACCGTTAGCATACGCCCAATGGGGGAGACCCTTCCCAGATTCCACGCTGATCGGACCTCGACCACGATGCAGTTCGGCGAACGGCATCAGGTGTGGATATCGAGCTCCGGGGTTCACATCACCGGGACCAAGAACTTCTTCATGCGAGTGCCAGAATTGACTGCTCAGCGCGGCGGGATGTGGCTGAAGCACGCCTGCACCGAATCTCCATACGACGGAATCGAGTACTGGGAGAACATCGAACTCGACGCCGAGGGGCGCGCCCGCTGGACCTTGCCGGACTATGTTCCTCGGATTGCGTCCGCTAAGGCTCCGTGGGTCGTCTTCACCAGCGACGGCGCCCGTGCGGCGCTGGACCGCTCCAACCCCGAGGAGTGGCACGTGGACGTTACCGGCACCCCCGGCTCGGAGGTGGCGGTCCTCGTCAAGGGGGCTCGGCAGGTCGACCAGGACGTCGACGAGCGCGGGGAGCCGATCATGCGCGACTATGCCCGAGAGTCTCCGTGGCACCTCCCGCCGCCGTCCCCCGGAGATGGCAGTGACCCGGCCGGAGGTGGGGACCTACCCGACGACATGTCCGTGGGCGGCGGCCTGTACGGTCCAGCTACCAAACCGGACAGTTACGGTAAGAGTGGCCTATGATTGACAGGGCGGCGCGGGATCCGCGCCGCCCTGACCTACCTCGCCTATACACCTCAAGGAGGACCCATGGAACCCCCAGCACCTCAGGTCGACGCCGTCGCGATCATCGACGCTCTGACCGCCGAGATCGCCACGCTGACTCGCCGCGCTGTCATCGCTGAGCAGCGCGTCCGTGACCTGGAGCAGCAGCTTCTTGGCTCAACTAGTACGAAGGAGAGCAAGTGACAGTACAGTCAGTCGCCGCAACCATCGCACGCCGCATCTGCGAGCAGGAGAACGTCGGGTACAGCCAGCCCGAGCGGAGGTCCTGGTACGCGAACGCCGACTGGGCGGGGCGCGTGTCCAGCCCGCAGAACGCTGACTGCTCCAGCCTCGTGTGCGGGGCGATCTGCTATGGCCTCCACGACACCTACGGGGTGCCGTGGGGCCACCAGGCGCTCCTGGAGATCAACGACCACTGGACCGGGAACATGCGCGGCGGCATGGAGCTGCGAGGCTTCAACGAGGTCCCGTGGAACGACTCCGACCTCACGCCGGCTGGAGGCTTCCGCGTCGGTGACGTGATCCTCTCTGCCGCGAACGAGGGCGGCGTCGGCCACGTCGTGATCGCCGTCGAGGACGGCGGGGACCCCCTCGTCTCGGAGGCGTGGATCGCTGAGGACGGCTCGATCGACGGCTACGCCGGCGACACTACGGGCCAGGAGACCCGTACCGTCCGCTACTCCACCCACCCGCACACCCGCAACGGGGCGTGGACGTCCTGCCACCGGTTCAGCGACCAGAAGTTCCTGTCGCAGTGGCCATCGTTCGCCCCGAAGCAGAGCGGGCAGATCAAGCCGGCAGCCGCCCCCGCACGCCCGGCGCCCTCTCCGTCGGCACCTCAGCACGCCCACGGGATCGACATCTCCTCTCACCAGGCCGGCCTGAACGTCGGCGCGATCTGGGCGGATTTCGTCATCGTCAAGGCCACCGAGGACGACGACTACGTGAACCCGTACATGGTCTCCCAGGCCAACGCGACCCTCGGGGCGTCCAAGCGTCTGGGCTTCTACCACTTCGCCCGTCCGGGCGACGCGGCCGCCCAGGCCCGCTACTTCGTGTCCGCCGTCGGCGCTCTCCGCAGCCGGGCCACCCTGTGGCTCGACTGGGAGGCGAACGCCGTCGCGCAGGGGCCCGGCTGGGCGAAGCAGTTCCTCGACACCGTCCGGTCCCTGACTGGTTCCACGCCGGGCATCTACATGAACGGGTCCGCCGTCAACGGCTACGACTGGTCGGCCGTGGCCCGCGAGTACCCGCTCTGGTACGCCGGTGGCCCGGACTACTCGGACTACGGATCCTCCTACTCGGACCCCGCGGTGCCGAACGTCTCCTACTGGGGGCAGCCGCTCATCCACCAGTACACCGAGGACGGACGACTGCCGGGCTACTCGGGCACCCTCGACCTGAACCGCTGCCGCGACCGTGCCGCCCTGGACCGGATGATCGGGGGAGGGGCTCCTGCCGCCGCAACCGCCTCGACCCCCTCAGGTGAGGCTCAGCTCGTCGTGGACGGCGACTACGGGGCCGCCACGATCGGTCGCCTGAAGGCCGTCATGGGCGCCGTCGGGTACGCGGAGGTCTACGCCGTCGCCAACCTGCGCCGCTTCCTGAACAAGGCCGTCCCGCCGGCTACGACCCGTCAGCTGACCGGCATGGACCGCCTGCCCGAGGATCGCGGCTGGGACGCTCCCATGGTGAAGGTGTTCCAGTACCTCGTACTCGCCTGGAACAAGCCGGGCGTGCCCGCTGGCTGGGACTTCGGGGACTGGGTCGACGGGGACTTCGGCGAGGCCACGGTCAAGGCGCTCCAGCTGGCGCTGAACGCCTCCAAGACCAACAGCTTCCGGCTGTGGTGAGGTCGTGACATCCGTGTGACCTATAGGTACCTCACGGACTCATAGGGATACACTAAGGGCGGGGACTCAGACGGGTCCCCGCCCTTACCTATGGAAGGAGCACATGTGAAGTACGCATCCGCGACGTTCTGGGAGGGTCTCACCGAGCGAGGCATCTCCACCTTCGCGCAGTCCCTCGTCGGCGCCTTCGCCGTCGGGTCCTCGCTGTTCGACCTGGACTGGAAGGGCGCTCTCGGCATCGCCGGTGCCGCGGCCCTGGCCTCGGTCCTGAAGTCGTTCTCCCTGCCGGAGGAGACCGACCGCGCTGTCCCGACCGCCGAGACCGCTACTGCTGACCTCTACACCCCTCGCCACGTCTCCGGACTGGCCGGCTGAGGTAGCCCCATGATCCCAGTGGAGCAGTCCTCGTCGCCGATCCTCACCGTGCTCGCCTCGCCGGAGGTCATCACGGCGGGGACTGCTTTGCTGGCAGCCCTCATCACCTGGCTCAGGATGACGATCAAGAGGCAGCAGTCACGGCTGGAGGAGAGGATGGCGAGAATGAACGCCCATGTTGTGAGGGCTGCCGATGCGGCGGAGTCGGCCTCCGAGGGCGTCCACAACAACCACGACTCGAACCTTCGAGACGACCTGGACTCCAAGTTCAGTCAGGTCCTCGACCGTCTGACCCGGCTGGTCGTCTCCGTGGACGACCTCCGCGAGTCGGACCGACAGTTCGAGGCCCGCATGTCCCGCATGGAGACGCAGATCGAGGGCGTCCGCAATGACGCGCGGACTGATAGGTCCCACCTGTACACAGAGGTCCAGTCATTGCACGATCGGATTGATAGGGTTAAGGGTGATGCCAATCCGTTACGTCAGGAGCCCCAATGACCTCCACCACAGCCACGATCACCGGGCGCGTCGTAGGGCCGGATGGCCTGGGCCGTATGGGCCGAATCACCTTCACCCCGGCCAGCCTCGGGGCTCCGCTACCGGCCCGGGACATCGTCGCCGGGAGGGCGTCCTTCCGCATCGACCCTGACGGGTATCTGGTAGGTCAGACAGGCCAGACGGCCTCCGTCGCCTCCGGAAACTATGAGATAGATCTCAATATCCCAGGGGACCTGGGCGCCCACATCCGCACGATCCGGACTCTGGCCGACGGCGAGACGCTCAACATCGCCGACCTTCTCACGGCCGCGACCGTACCTACCCCACCCCAGCCGCCCAGCCCCGGACCCGCCCAGCCCCCGGCCCCGCCGTCCCCAGCGCCGTCGGAGCGCGGTGTCCGCGTCGCCGGGCAGCCGGGTACCATTGAGGCTATCAATCGGTCTGAAATCATAGACCTTGGCAATGGAGTTCTCACCTGGAGGTAGAGGAAGTGGCCGATCTCACTTGGTACAGCAGAGAAGGCGCAGACCAGCGCTTCCTGACTCGGAGCGAGGCCTCCGGCCTGGCCTCCAAGACGGAGAGCACTCAGGGCGACGCCGCCCTTGGTGCCCGTATCGACGCCGTCAAGGCCACGGCGGAGGCCGCCCTCCCGGCCGCCACGGCGGAGGCCACCTACGCGACGAAGGAGGCCCTCGCCCAGGCTCAGCTCGGCGGAGGTGCGCAGGCTCCCGACCTGTCGGCCTACGCCACCAAGGTCGAGATGCAGTCGGCCGACTCGGCGCTTGGGACTCGCATCGACTCCCTGACCTCGACCGTCACCGCAGCCGCGAGCAAGGCCGATGCCGCCGTGACCCGCGAGGACCTGTCCGCCTACCCGACCTCGGCAACGGTGGCTGAGACCTATGCCACCAAGGCGTCCCTCGGCGACTACCTGCCCAAGACGGAGGCCGCCGGAGTCTACGCCACCCAGACCGACTTGGCCAACGCCCAGCTCGGCGGAAAGGGCGAGGCCCCGGACCTGTCTCACCTGGCCACGAAGGCTGAGATGACCTCCGCCGACACCGCCCTCGGTCAGCGCATCGATCAGGTCAAGGCCACCGCCGACGCCGCGGCTCCTATGAGCGCCCTCGCCCCCTACCTCACCGCGGCTGACGCCCAGACCACCTACGCCACGAAGGCTGAGGTGGCCTCCTCCGCGCCTGATCTCAGCACCTACGCCACCAAGGAGTCTCTGAGCGGCTACCTGACCGCGACCGCCGCCGCGGATACCTACTCCACCAAGAAGGACCTCGACGCCTACAAGGCCCAGGCAACCTCTACCTTCGCCCCGGCCTCGCTCGCCGGCGAGGTGACCTCAGTCAAGGAGACCGCCGACGCCGCCCTTCCGAAGGACGTCGCCGCCGCGACCTACGCCACCAAGGAGGAGCTGACTCAGGCCCAGCTGACCGGGGACGGGAAGATCCCGGACCTGTCTGGCTACGTCAAGTCAGCCCAGCTGGCCGACTACGCGACCAAGGCCGAGCTCTCCGGCTACGCCAAGGCCTCCGCCCTGGCCCCGGTCTCCGCCAAGGCCGACGCTGCGCTGCCCAAGAGCGAGGCGGCGGACACCTACGCCGCCAAGGCCGACCTGACCGGCTACGCCACCGCTGAGTCGGTCTCCTCTACCTACGCGACCAAGGAGGCCCTGACCTCGGCCACCGCTCCCGTCGCCGGCCTGTCGTCGAAGGTCTCATCTTTGGAGACCTCCGTGCAGGGCAAGGCGGACGCCTCCGCCCTCACAGATCTCCTGCCGAAGGCTGAGGCGTCGACCACCTACGCCACCAAAGAAGAGGTGACCGCAGTCCGGGCGGCCATCCCCGAGGCTCAGGACCTGTCGGGCTACCTCACCGCAGAGTCCGCTACTGCTACCTACGCGACCAAGGCTGACGTGGAGGGTGTCCGCTCCGCTATCCCCGCTGCTCCCGACCTGTCCTCGTACCTGACGTCCGCAGCGGCATCATCGACCTATGCGACCAAGGCAGACCTTGCCCAGGCTCAGGCTGGCGGGAAGGTCGACCTGTCGGGGTACGTCACCGCCGCCGACGCTGACGGGAAGTACGCCACGAAGGAGGCCCTGAGCGCCACGGACGCCAAGGCCGCGGAAGCCGCCTCCAAGGCCGATACCGCCGTTCAGCCGGACGCTCTGGCCGCCTACGCGACCGCCGAGGCCTTGGCCAAGGTGAAGCAGGCCGCGGAAGCGGCCGCGGAGGCCGTCGCACCTCCGTTCCGCTCGGGCGAGCGCTACTCCTCGCCGGTCACCTACTACTGGCCCGACTACTACGACGAGGCCAAGGGCACCTCGAAGTGGGCGAAGGCTCTCAAGGCCGCCGGCACGCTCGGTATCGTCATCCTGAACAAGGACTCGGGCAACTGGGACGAGAAGAACGAGGACTTCGGCAAGCAGGCCGCCCGGGCTCTCGCCGCCGGCGCCCGGCGTGCGGTCTTCTACGTGAAGACCCAGTACGGCGTCGCCTCGCTCCCCTCCAACGACCCTGCCCGCAACGGCGTCCCGAACCCGGACAAGTACACCAAGGAGTACATCCTCGGGCAGATCGCGAAGTTCACCGAGCAGTACGGCGAGGTTGCTCAGGGAGTCTTCCTGGACGAGACGATCAACGGGTGGGGAGCCCAGGCCGGCCGCGTCCAGTGGTACAAAGAGCTGATCGCCGCGATCCGCGAGCAGTACGGCCAGAGCTTCTACATCGTGGTCAACGCTGGCTCGAACATGTCTCCGGAGATGTGTGCTCTGGACTTCGACACTGCGATGATGTTTGAGCAGGACGCCGGGAAGTTCCTCAACGAGGACCAGAACGCCCCGGTCCTGCCGGATCACATGCGCTCCTACCCTTCGGAGAAGTGGTGGGCAGTCATCCACGGCGTGACGAAGGACAACTACCGTCAGGTCTTCGAGAAGCTGGACACCCTCCCCATCGGGCACGCCTACATCACCGATGGCGTCCTGGTTGAGGACCCGAACCGCGGCGGCCAGTGGGAGCCGGTCGGCAACCCCTACGCGAACCCGCCGTCGGAGCAACTGATCCGGCTCACGTCCTCCTGGATCCGTGGCACTCTTGGCCTGCACCTTGAGGTGGAGGACCTGAAGGCCCAGGTGGAGGCCCTGAAGAAGGGCGGCGCTCAGGCCGGAGCACAGCCGGGCGCCGGCCAGGCCGGGAAGCTCCTGGTCCTTGGCCCCAACGACCCGCTCCCGCAGGGAGTCACCGACGACACGGTCATCGTCCGCCGGGAGGCGTGAGACATGCCCCTCATCGAGCCCTACAAGGACTATGGGCAGACGCCGGTGGAGGCCTTCGGCTTCCACTGGCTCACCCGCACCGACGCATGGCACCCAGGGGGTCCCGCGGCCAATCAGAAATGGAACGAGCGTGCGCTCAGGAAGCGCCCCGACGGATCCCTGGAGATCTCCATCTCCACCGTCGGCGGCGAGCCCCTGTCGGCTGAGATCGTGTCCGCTGAGTCGATGGGGTACGGGACCTATGAAGCCTCCTACGAGCTGCTGGCCCCTGCCCGCATGCGCGACCTGCACAAGAACATCGTGTGGGGCATCTTCCCCTTCGACTGGGAGGACACGTACCCCGGCTACCAGGAGATCGACATCGTCGAGGACTCCTACTGGTCCGGTTACACCGACATGGTCGGCAAGTACACGCTCTACCCGCAGGACGAGAACAGCGGCAAGCACCTGAGTGACCGGGTGTGGACGGCATCCGGGAAGGGCGCGACCGTCCGCATGACTTGGACTCCGGGGCGAGTGTTCTGGGAGACCTGGGAGGCGCCTCTCACCGAGGACCGGGCGCGCACGACGCCGGTCGCTCAGGGCGGCTACTACTCCGGTGCCCTCACGGAGGGGATCCCGGTCCCGCGCAGCCAGCGCATGCACATCAACCTCTGGGCGTTCCGCGGCAAGGGCGGCTGGGAGTCGATCCCGGCCACCACGATGCACCTGAAGTCGTTCTCCTACACCCCGTGGGCTGGAGCCTTCGGGGTCCGTGTGGGACAGTCCGGAGCTGGGCGCCTCAGCGTCGTCCGGGGTGGGCGCGAGGTGGCCGCCGTGGCCGGGACTCGCGTGGCCCCGATCGACCCCCGCGTCGCCATCGGCGCTCAGGACGGCGTCTTCGACGCATGGGTGGACCGTCCCGATGGGTCGATTCTCATGCGCGCCGTTGAGGACAACGGAGACGGATCAGTAACCATCAAGCACGCACATCCCGTCCCGGCCGTGGACGGGCTCTACTCCCGGGAGGTTCACCTGTAATGGCTGTCACCGCTGAGGTCCGTGTCTACAGCGCCGAGTACTGTGACAAGACGTTCGCCCGCAAGGGTGAGGCCGGCGGCGGGGTCGCTCCGGCTCCTGCCCCGCCCGGCCCCCGCATCATCGTCCTGGGCAAGAACGACCCCGTCCCCGAGGGCACTCCCGCCGGGACCGTCATCGTCCGTAAGGAGAAGTGATGGCTGACAGCGCGTTCCCCGCAGTCGGGGATTGGTGGCTGTCCCGAGGCAGTCGGAGAGCGGACGGGATATACGTCCCCGCCAACTCGTCCGCCAGCCCCACGGACACCAGCGCCCAGCCCCGCGGGGCCGGAAAGTACACCATCGATCTCACGTACACGTCCGGCGTCAACGTCATGGCGGTCAGCATCGTCTGGTACGACGGCGCCGGGAAGCGTCAGGCCGTCTCCAGGATGCCGGACCTCATTAACATCCCAGCAGGGAAGCAGGCGCCTCTCCGCATCGACGTCGAGCTCCCCCCGTCTCAATGGGCCAAGTGGGTACCTGTACTGGAGATCCCCGCCACGGGTGGGCACGACATCCTCATTCATGACGCGAAGATCTACCCGACCCCGCCTCCCACGCCGGAGACATCCGTGTTCACGTGGCCTGGCCAGTGGTGGACGAACACTGGCAAGCAATCCGGCACTGATCTCACGGTACCGGCGAACGGCATCTTCGTGCCGTGGGCTACTCAGGCGACCCCGGTCAAGTCGGGCAACTGGGAGGTGGTGTTCACCTACACCGCTGCATCCCCGTCCAGGGTGTCCGCTGCCCACAACAAGTTCAAGGAGGCGGACGAGACAAAGCAGACCGGACAGTCCCGTATCGGCGACTTCGACCTTCCGGCGGGCTCTAACGTCGCGAAGGCGGTCCGGTTCACCATTCCGACCGCACCTGACCCGCTGTGGACTCCCCAGTTCCAGATGCCGGCCGGGTCTCCGGATGTGACGTTCCACAAGATCGAGGTGCACGAGTACACGCCCGATCCGGAGCCCGCCCCCACACCTCAGGCGCGGGTCCGGTCCAGCGCGTCCTCCGAGGGGGTGGCCGGCGCTGTACCCGCCCTATCGGCCGAGTCACGGGTGGGAGACCTCGCGGTCATCTTTTACGCTAGCCAGTTCGGCAACACGGCTGCAACTCCGCCGGCCGGCTGGATCAAGCGCACGGTGCCGAACGTCAACGGCCGGTCAGGATACACGGCCGTCCTCAAGGTCACCGACCCCGCACAGACTCAGAACGTCTCGGTATCCGGGCCGGCTGCCGGAGGCGCCCGTGAGCGGGCGCTGCTGCTCGTCCTGTCTGGGGTGAAGTCCTACGCCATCCACCCGTGGCAGGGGGCGGCGCCTACCCCGGCCGCAGGCTTCGCTACCCTTGCAGCCTCCCAGGCCCACGGGAACGCTCAGACCGCGCTCACCGACTGGCGAGCTGCGGGTACGGGCTGGCAGTCAGGGGCCCACTCGTCGCAGGAATCCTGGTCGTCCCTACTCTCAGCCTTCGTGACCGCGCCCCCGAACGCCACCGGAGCCGCGGCCTGGACCTGGATCGACCTTGAGCCGGATCCGGAGGCCCCTGCCGAAGAGGCGGGCGGCGTCGAGGTTCATGGGGGCGGGGGCGCTCGGGTGTGGGTGCACGAGTCCCCTCAGGACGTGCCTGCGCAGATGCGGGCCATGCCGTCCGGCTACCCCTCCATCGACGCGATGGTCGGGCAGCGGGGCTTCCTCGTGGCACATCGGGGCGGCTCGGCCTCGTGGCCGGAGATGAGCATGCGCGCCTACACGAACGCCGTCGCTCACGGGGCCGGCGCCCTGGAGGTATCCACGCACAGGACCAGTGACGGCGTGTGGGTTCTGGCCCACGACCAGAACCTCAAGCGCGTGGATCCGTCTGCCCCGGACACCCCCATCGCCCAGATGACCTGGGCTGAGGTGCAGCGGTACCGGACTGCGGGGGAGAGGATCCTTCGCGTGGAGGAGTATCTTGAGGCCTACGGCCGCTCGCACGTCACCGTGCTGGACCCGAAGTACTCGGCTGCCCAGTGGACCGACCTTGCCTCCAAGCTGCCCGCCGACGCAAAGAACCGTGTCATCTGGAAGAGCGCCGGGGACGCTACTTGGCTGGCAGCTCAGTGGAAGGCTGCCGGCTGGAGGTGCTGGGGGTACGCCTACGCCCAGCACGCCTCTGACGGCAGCCTGTCTAAGTGGGCCCCGTCGTGGGACTACCTCGGGTTCCCGTGGGACGCTCCGGCGCTGGCCTGGAAGGTGGCCACGTCCTTCGGCAAGCCGGTATGGGCTCACATCTGCCCGACGAAGGCGGCCTACGACCAGGGCCTCCAGAACGGCGCCGTCGGATGCATGGTGTCCGGCGTGGCCGACGTCCTGAAGACGGCCCTCGTGTAGGAGAAGACCCCGCCACCTGGGCGGGGTCTTCTCGTATCACTGGGGCTCGTTGACGGATCTCCAGATCCCCAGGGCGCCCTGGGCAGGCACGACGCCGTTCCCGAGGAGGCGACGCTCCGCCGACACCCTGAGCCCATGGCCAGTGACCCAGCCATCGGGCAGGAGCATCATTCTCTCCATCTCCAGAGTAGCCTCCGAGGGGTCGGGGCATCTCAGGGCCTGGTACAGGGACTGACCGTGCCCGTTGCCGTTCCCGTGCTTGGCGCGCTGAACGTCTCGCCAGGACTCCCAGGACTCGGGGGAGTGACCCCACCCCATGTCTACTACGGTAGGGGTAGGGAGCAGTCCCTCTGGCCTCTCCTGGACGGTCTCCGGCCTGACGGCGCCGGACAGCAGGCTCTCCCCGCCACCCCGGACCGCGGTCAGGAACACCCGTGCCCGACGATGAGGTGCTCCGACCTCCCAGGCCTCTGCGCGGCCCCACCTGACGGTAAAGCCGTAGCGGCCGAGCTCCGCGTCAATAGCCTCCCGGTACTTAAGGGCCTGGGGGACGTTCTCGATGACCAGGGCCCCGGCCCCGCTCAGGTGCCCGATCTCGGCGCACCTGAAGAACAAGCCGCTGCGACTTCCCCGCAGACCTGCACCGTGCCCCGCCCGGGAGAGGTCCTGGCAGGGGAACCCGAAGGTGACGACGTCGGCTTGAACGCTGTCTAGCCTCGGGTCGTGGACGTCCTTGAGCTGCCAGGCCTTAGGCCAGTGCTGGGCCAGGACCTTTCTGGCAGGGCCGTAGTTGTCGCACACAGCAACCAGATCAGTGGGCTGGACTGGCAGAGCCTTGCTAAGCGCCAGTTCCAGGCCCCCATATCCAGAGCATAGTGACAGAACTCTCATGATTCCTCGCTGGTGGTGGTAGGTGTCAGGAGTAGAGCTCCCAGGATGAGGCGTTCCCGCCTCGGGCCTCGAAGGTAAGGATGGCCGGCCTGGTGGAGTCTCCGGAGACGTTCGTCCACCAGTCAGAGCCGCGGTCTGCGGACGGGCAGGAGATGATCCAGCGAGCGTCGCCGACCTGCCGCACGCCGAAGTTGTGCCAGTGCCCGTGCACCAGGATCCTCGCGTCGTAGAGGCCGCTACGGCGGCCGAACGCGAGGTCGCGGAACCAGGTAGGCACCTTCGCCTGAGTGCCCGCCAGATGGCCGTGCGTGAAGCCGATGCGGGTGCCGTCGGCGGCGTCCACGGTGACGGCCTCCTCCCACTTCTCGGGACGGAAGAACTTCACGTGCTCGAAGCCGGGCCGGTCCTCGACGATGTCCTCGATGTTCTTCGAGACCATGATGCCGAAGTCGTCATCCGGGGCGTTGGCCCGGCTGTTCTTGCCCATCCCCGTCCTCACTGCGCAGTGGTTGGACGGGACGGCTACGTAGTAGAGGGACTCGCACAGCGGGGCGAGGAGTCGGACGGCCTCGGCGTAGAGACGCTGCACGGTCCTGATCTGGTCGGTGAGGGACAGGTCGTTGGTCTGAGCCTGGCTGGCGACGTTCCAGAACCCCTCAGTCGAGTCCCCGACGTCGGCGATGATGATGCGCTTGTAGGGGTCGCGGAAGAGGATGTCGTCAGCGATGTCCTTGATCGCCCTGCGAACCAGCCGGACTGTGTCCTCGGTGCCCCCGCCGCTTTGGGTTTTGCCCACCTGAAAATCCGCCAAACACACGATTAACGTGTCATCCTCATGGATCGCCGGGGCGGGCTTAGGCAGCAGAGGCTCCCGGAAGACTGACTCAAGATCCTCGTAGGAGAGGCGCTTGGCCTCCTCCATCTCCAGGGTGCCCGGGCGGTACTCGATCTTCTCGTATGAGCCGTCGGCCAGGCGGACCGTCTTGCCGCGCTTCGTGATGGCGCCGACAGGGAGGTCGAAGAACGCGTCCCGGTCGAGCTCGTCACGGCCTTTGCGCTTCAGGGCGCGCCTCCGGCGCCTCACCGTGGCCTCCGAGGTATTGAACTCCTCGGCCAGGTCGATGTTGGTCTTCCGTTCGCGCTCGGGTAGCGCGTCATTGGCGATGATCGCCTCTTCCAGCGGGCTCATGGGTCTCCAATCTAGGGATTTGCTGGGAATGCTGAGGTCAGTCTAGACCTGTCCCCACCCTTTCCCACAAATCGGAAGCCTAATTGATACCTGAGTGACCGCAATCACCTCTCTTCCGCGACTATCGGATTGTCTCCGTACCCGTTCCCGGTTACCTTGGATATGTCCGCCTAACTACTAAGGAGAACGTCATGACCTCCCTCTCTACCAATCACCTCGCCTTCCCCGGCAACTTCAGCCCCCTCACCGAGCGTCGCGTGTCCGCTCAGGCGTGGGCCAACGCCCTACGCCCCTACTTCCGTTACGTGCACGCCGTCGAGCAGGACGGCGTCGCCACGGTCGGTGCAGAGAACGGGGGAGACCTCGTCCTGACCCTCACCCCGTCTGAGGAGTTTCGCGGCCACTGGCCCCTGTGGACTATGGAGACCTACTCCCGCCGCAGCGGTGTCTCGTACGGCTACAAGGTAGGCAACCTTCAAGACGTGCTAGTCTCTCTCCTGCACGAGCTCTGACACTCGGTCTCCCTTTAGAGAGTCGGCTCAAGCCTAGGCAAGGACGCCACACAGAAAACCACCCCGGTTCGAGGTCGGGGTGGTTTTCTGTTGCCCAGATCACCTCACCTAGAAGTTGTGAGCACTTCCCACAGCAACTCACAAAATGTAGGCTGTACCCATCACCGATACGGCGGAGAGCCGTTCCAGATAGGAGCAGTCATGAGCATCATGGACCTGGAGAAGGTCGTTAGCCGGGCCAGGAAGGCCGCCCAGGGCTCACACACGCCATGCGGCCCGATCACCTGGGTGTGGGGCAAGGAGGACCTGAAGGCCCTCGTCAAGGCGATCCACGAGTCCTCCGAGGTCGTCATGGACCTGGAGACAACTGGCCTGGACGAGTACGCGGAGGCCGGCGGCGACACCAACGGCGGCTACCCCGCCCGGATCGTCCTGGCCTCACTCACCCTCCCGAACGCCGAGCGCGCCGCGGCCGGCGCCTACGACTGGCGCACCTTCGACGGCGAGCAGCCGATGACCTACCTCGTGCCCCTCTCGCACCCGGCCTCGCCCCTCCTCGGCGCGTGGAGAAAGGTCATGGCGATCATCGGGCGTGAGATCAACCGGAGCGGCAAGCCATTCGTCAACGCGAACATCAAGTTCGACGCTCGTTGGGTGTTCGCTCAGACCGGAGTGGACCTCTCCGACCGCATCGAGTGGGACACGACCGTCTCGTCCCAGCTGGCGGACACCGAGGCCCGCACCCGCCTGAAGATTCGCGCCGCGCGCGACTTCGGCATTGAGGAGTGGGATGACTTCGACCTAGGAACCCCAGGCGCCGCTGAGAAGGTGGACCTGATCCAGCTCGGCGAGTACGCCGCCCGTGACACCTACTACACCTGGAAGATTGAGCAGGAGCACCGCGACCAGATGTTCCTCACCGGGGACGAGGAGCCCTTCGACTCCGACGACATTCAGATGGCCCGCCTCGGCAAGGTCGCCACCTACGTCGCCATGCCTACTGTGAAGACCCTTACAAAGGTCGAGCAGCGCGGCTTCCTGCTGGACGTGGACTGGGTCCACGCCAAGATCGAGGAGATGGACGGCCTTCGCCTGAAGGCCTGCGAGGACATCCTCGGCCTGTACGGGACTGCCCCCGCACCGGCGCCCGCAAAGGACGGAGTCACCACGGCCGCGACGTCGAAGTGGTTCCAAGGCTTCGTGGCCCAGGCCATCGAGGCCGGCGACCTTCGTGTGACGGCCCGCACGGACTCCGGCAACGCGCAGTGGAACAAGGCGGTCCTCATCGCCCAGCAGCGTCAGGGCAGCCCCGCCGCCGACGCGCTTCTCCGTCACCGCGACGCGACGAAGACGCTGGAGTTCCTTCGCTCGTGGCTGGAGCTGCGTGACCCTGACAACGTGATCCACGCCACCTACAACGTAGGTTTTGTGAAGACCGGAAGATTAAGTTGTTCTTCTCCCAATCTTCAGCAGTGCGCTTCGTCACTGAAGCCGGCCTTCATCCCCCGGCCCGGGCACGTCCTGCTCGACCTCGACTACAGCCAGGTCGAGCTGCGCGTGGCGGCGTTCGTCTCCAGGTCGCAGCCGATGATCGAGGCGTTCCAGCGCGGTGACGATCTTCACAGGCTCCTCGCCGCGAAGATCGCCGGCAAGGCTCCGGAAGAAGTCACCACCATGGAGCGCAAGCGGGCCAAGGCTGGCAACTTCGGACTCCTCTACGGCATGAGCCCGGGGGGGTTCCAGACCTATGCAGCCACCGCCTATGACGTTTCTCTCACTTTGGCGGAGGCGCAGGCCGTCCACAGCGCCTTCTTCGAGATGTGGGACGGCATGCGCCAGTGGCACGAGAGCTCCAAGCGCCGGGCCTACGAGCGTGGCTACGTGACGTCCCCCATCGGGCGCACGCAGTGGCTCAGCGACCTGTACTCGAAGAGCTCGTTCAAGTCCTCCCACGCCGAGCGCAACGCCCTCAACAGCCCTGTGCAGGGCTTCGGCTCGGACCTCATGCAGATGGCCGCAGCGTCGATCATGGGGACCCTCCCCGGCTACCCCCTCCCCAAGGTCGGGGGCGCGCACGTAGTGGCCACCGTCCACGACGAGATCTGCATCGAGGTCCCCGAGGACCGCTGGCAGGAGATTCTGGTCGAGTGCAAGCGCCGGATGGAGGACGTGAACACCTTCCTGCGCCCGCTCGACTGCCAGATGGACGTGCCTATCGTGGCCGGCCCGTCGGCCGGAACTCGCTGGGGTGTCCACGACCTTCACGACGAGGACGACCCGCTCCCGCAGGTCTGATACCTATCTCACACCCCTGAGACTTACGTCTCAAAGCATCAAAACCAGGAATACGCTGGAAACACTGGCAAAACTGCCTATTCCCAACTACGTCCGAGATCTACACCACACTTTAGGAGACACCATGCGCAACGCGCTCCGCACCTACCCCGCCCGCCCGGCCACCTTCCAGGGCCGCCCCGCCGTCCAGATCCGGGACCCGAGGAACGAGGTCGAGTACTGGGTGGAGATCACCGAGGAGCCTGACTCCGCCGGCCGCTACCACGTCGTGAACCTCCTGTGCCGCCCTGACGAGGGCGTGAGGATCCCCAAGACCATCCCCCACCCGACCCTCTGCGAGATCGCCGCAAACGTCCTCCAGAGGCGCGAGGAGCCTGCCCGAGGGGGGAACCGGTACAAGGGTCCCGCCATTGAGGACCTGCGCCAGTGGATCGAGGACGGCAAGACCCGCACGGACATCGCCAAGGAGCTCGGCAAGAGCATCTACACCGTGGACTCCTGGCTGAAGCGAGCACGACGGATCGACCCGGACTTCCCGGGCACGATCACGAAGACCGGCAAGCGCCGCCCTCCCCGCAACAAGGAGCGCAGCGCCGAGGCGAAGGCGCGAGCCCGTGAGCGGATGCTGAAGGACATCTGAGACCCCGTCACGAAGGGCCTCCCCCTATCCGGGAGAGGCCCTTTTGCGTGCCCTGAATCACCTCTAATACGGCCTGACACATGCTGAGACAGTTGTCCGCATAGTGGGAAAGTGGCCCCAGTCACGGCGCTTTAAGCTCGGTTGGAAGGGTAAATAATGCTTATGTCAAAGTGTATGACAAGTTACATGGCCATCCTTGACTCGGGCGTGTCGCGACCTCAACTTCCGCGTGTCGGGCCCCATTACTGGGATTAATCCGTATGCCTGCATACTATTCCCAAATACGGTGTGATGAATGTCTAACTTTAAAACCCCTATTCCGTGAACAACCTCACCGTTTTGCGCTTGCAACGGACCTCAAAATTTGATACCCCGCGCGCCCGCACGCGCACACACACACTCGCGTCCTTCCCCCCTGACTCCGTCAGGGGGGAAGGACGCTCGTGTGTGTGATTGGAATATATGTATATATGTGACCCAGGCCACTCCGTTGCCGATGCCGGTTCCGCGCCCGTTGCCGGCCCCGACCCGAGCCCTCGGTCCGCTTCGCTCCCCTTCGGGCTCGGGTCTTTGAACCCCGGTCCGAATTGAGCCCGTCGCAGGCGCCGGGGGACCCTCACCCGCCCGGTGTCCCCGCGAAGGGCGCTGCGGCGCCGGGGCGCCGGTCGCCCGCGGGTCCTCGGGCGTTCTCGGTCCCAGGCGGAGAGGCTTTCCTCGGGTCGCCGTGTTGAGGCTCGCTCCGCTCCGCTGCGCTCGGTCAACACGCCCGCCCCTCGGGCCTCTCTGCGACCTCAGGCTCCGACGTCGAGCCGCCTCGTACGACCTGGACGCCCACCCTCGTGCCGGGGAGAGGGCCTCACATGCCGCTCATAGGCCGTGTAAGCGATTCTGACGGACTTTTACCCCGCCCCCACATCCTGGGAAGGGTCCGCCCCTGAAAGGCTCTCAGAATGGCTTAGAACGGCTCTGAGGAATTCCGGCGCCGGCCGCGCACCGTCGTTCCGGGAGGGGCCGCGCCGCCGAGAAATGTGACGACACTCACCCGAGGAAATGCCGCGCTCGATTTGCATCGGCCTTCGAGACGAGATTTAATAGTTCCAGCGCCGCCGAGGGAGCGAAACCCGAACGGCCCGGCCGCCGCAATCCAGCGGCGGATGCCCGCGGGCCGGGAGGGGAACTAACCCGAAGCAAGCGCGATACCTAGTCAGCTAGGAGGCTTTGCGAGTACGCGGAGGCCTGGACGGACGGGGCCAGTCGGCGAAAGCCAGCCCCAAGACAAGTCGACTTCCGCTACACGGCTCGCACGGCCTGGACAACTGGATTCCGCCAATCATCACCACCGGCGTCGGGAAAGGCCTTGAGTGTTCCCCGTAGCCCCCGGCTCGTAGTTAGGGGTGGGCCGCCAAACGAGTCTCCGATCTCGGTGAGGGTGTAGGACCGCGGGTTGAAGGCCCCGAGGTTCGCCGATAAGCACGCACAGGACAGTGCGAGGGGGACGGGGACCGGAGGACAACCGGAAACGCAGTTCGTGACGTCATCGACAGGTCCCGGAACGCGAGGAGAAGCGGCCCGCAAGGCGCCTCGCTGAAACGCTTCCCCAGGTTTCCCGGCAAACCGGCCCACTACGAGCGCCTCGTCATCACCGTTGAGCTCGGACTGGGTACGAGGTCTGAGAGACCTGGGCGATAGAAATCGCCTCTTCGAGACCGTGCGAATGTGTGATGAATTCAACCGGCGACGTACGCGAGGACTTGAGACACCTGATTCGCCCGGACGTATAGGCAACGTCTCATGAGCCTTCGTTGTAAGGACCTACCCGCCGCGGACGCGGCACCGCCGGCCGATATCGGCCCTCGAACATTTGAAGTTCCACCATCCTTCGGGTAGTGTATGCGGGGCATACACCCGACAAAGGAGACAGACATGCCCCGCCCCAGCAAGGACAAGCTCGTTCCGTACGCGGACGACCGCCCAGACCTCGACCAGCGGTTCGCACCGTTGGATGCCCCCACATCGATCGACTTCGGCAGGAAGCCGGGAGACCCTTCCAGCCCTCGAAAGTCGGTCAGTTTCACGATGAGGGCGGCTACTTGGGAGAGAGTCGTGCGCCGGGCAGAGCGACAGGGCCTGCAACCCAGGATCGTCCTAGCGCGCCTCATGGAGGCGTACGGGAACCGCGAGCTCGATCTCGCACCGCACCCCTCGGGAATCAAGGTGACGCCGCACAGGACCACCTTCTCCAATCCAGACAACCCCTCGAACCGGTGACCGGACGCCTACCGGTCACCGGTTTCAGGGCATCTACCCACCCCATCCACTCCTAGCAACCTACCCAGGACCCATGAGCACAACTGAGAAGCACAACGCGGCCGTTATTGAGGCCGCGCTAGACGCCTACCGCAGGGGCCTTACTCCCCTCCCCATCCCCCGCCACTCCAAGAGCCCGACGATGGCCGGCTGGACCCGCCTGCGCTGGCCTGACCCGACTACAGACACCGGGGAGGGCGAGGACGCCGTCCGCGCAGCCTTCGAGGAGTACACGGCCGGGGGATCAACCAACCTCGGCGTCCTCCTCGGCGAGGCGTCGGGAGACCTGATCGACGTCGACCTCGACCACCCGGCGGCCTCGCGCCTGAAGTCGTACCTGCTGCCCCACACGGCAGCAATCCACGGGCGCGAGACGTCGCGCAAGTCGCACTACTGGTACCGCGCCAAGCCCGGCACGTTGCCGGCTACGCGGCGCCTGCGCATCCCCGACGCCTCGGGCCGCGGCTCCGGCGTGTCGGTCGAGATCCGGGGTAACGGCGCCCAGACCATCGTTCCGCCCTCGATCCACCCGGCCACGGCCGAGACCTACGAGTGGGAGGGAGAGCCTTGGGGCGGTGACGAGGGCCCTGCCATCGTGGACGGCACTGAGCTGCTGGCCCAGGTCATCCTCCTCGGCCTGTGCGCCGTCCTGCTGGACTCCTGGCCCGGCCCCGGCCAGCGCCACGACGCCTACGTCGCTCTTGCCGGAGGCCTGCTTCGCTACGGGGACTCGCAGACCGTGCACCCGTTCTGGGAGCGGAACGCGGGCCTCGTCATCCGCACCCTGGCCCTCGCCACCCACGACGAGGACGGGGCCGAGCAGCGGGAGCGCGAGGCGATCTACACCACCAAGCGCCGCCTCCGTGAGGGAGGGGAGGCCACTGGCTTCACCCGCCTGGCCGAGTACATCGGGGAGGAGAGCGTGCAGATCGTCGAGCGCCTGGTGCGCGACGCCGAGTCCGTGGCCGGCTTCGTGCCGGACGTGGACGGCGACGTGCCGGGCTGGCAGCCCCCGTGGGCGCGGCAGTGGGACGGGCTCACAATCGAGCTCGACGACTCGGCCCCGTCGCCGACCTTCGTCGAGTCCTCGGACTCCTCGGAGCCTAGGTCTCTCGGAGACCTCGGCCCCGCCGTCGGCGCGGACCTCTCGGAGACCCCGGAGCCTGACGAGATCGCCGTCGAGGAGATCGAGGAGGGCGAGAACCTCGACCCCCTCGACGCGCGCCCCTCGTCCTGGAGCCCCGTCGATCTGGAGCCCTACCTGACCGGGAAGCTGACCGTCCCAGACCCTGAGGTCTGCCGCCGTAACGACGGAGCCTGCCTGATGTACCGGGGCCGCGTGAACATGCTGTTCGGCTCCTCGGAGTCGGCCAAGTCGTGGATCGCCATGGCGATCTGCCTTCAGGAGATCGAGGCCGGCGGCCGGGCCCTGTACCTGGACTTCGAGGACGAGCCGGTTCAGACGCTCAACCGCCTACGCCTGCTCGGCGCCGTGGACGATGATCTTCGTGCCCAGTTCTCCTACATCCGCCCCGAGGGCCCGCTGGCTGACATGCAGCGCAACAAGTGGGGCAAGGACCAGCCGACCAAGTCGGGAGAGTTCGCCCAGGATCAGTTCGACATGGCCCTTCAGGCCCTCGACCCGGACATCATCGTGGCCGACGGTATGACCGCTCTCTACGGCCTGCACGGACTGGACGCGAACGACGCCGTCTCGACGGACGTCATCACGTCGTGGCTGAAGCGCCTCACCCGCAACGGCCGCTCGACCGTCATCATCATCGACCACCAGGCCAAGAGCGCCGAGAAAGGCTCCATGCCGATCGGCTCTCAGCACAAGGTCGCCATGGTGCAGGGCACCCTGCTCCAGGTGTGGCCTATCAAGCAGCCCATGCCGGGCGACGTCGGCGAGATGGAGCTGGTTGTCCTGAAGGACCGGCCCGGCCAGGTCCGCGCCCACTCCCAGAAGACTGGGGGGCGCGGCAAGGCTCAGGTGGCCGGAGTGGTCACGCTCGACAGCCGGACCGAGGGGAGGTCTTCCCTCGTCATCACTCCCCCGCGCCGCACACCCTCGGGAGGTGGCGGCACCCTGAACGCCGACGGCGAGGATGTGAACGACGTCGAGCGACGCGTGGAGCTCGACTTCACCGACATGTCCAAGGTCATGGAGAAGATGGCCCAGCGGCAGGACGACGAGGACACGATCATCGGGGCGTTCTGCGGGGAGGTCGGTATCCGGCTGAGCTCGCGGGACCTGTTCTCGCTCGTCGATTCAGACCTCCCCAGGGATCGGACCAAGGAGGCCCTTGACCGACTGATCTCCCGGGGCTGGATCACGGCCGAGGGCGGGCGTGGCGGCCGGCAGTACACTCTGGTCGCTGTCGGGGAGGACGGCCCCGTGGAGCGGGACCTGGACGATAGAAGTGACGAGAGCGGAGGTGAGGGCTGAGGTGCGCGACTTCAATGAGCTGCCCCTGCTGACGCCTGAGGAGGCGTTCGAGAGGGCGCGGGAGATGGGCTGGAACCGCCCCCTATTCGACCACGGCTATCGTGTACGGGGGCTGGCCGACTGGAAGTCTATCGAGACTCTCCTCCGGCAGTACGACGCCGAGGACGCCGTCATAGCGTCGTTCGGTCTGAAGCGGTTCGAGGAGATATTCGACGCGTTAGCCATGTTGTCGGAACGCGGCTGGAATCTATGGCAGACGGTGGCAAATGTATACGTCGGCGGGGAGCTTAGAGCTGTCCCCGCAATCCGAGCCCACTACCGCGGCGACTAAGCCGAGAATCGGCCCAATCTCAAAGGAAACTGCCCCAGTGACTTGAGTCACTGGGGTAGACCTTTACCGGGGCTTGCATCAGGGCATACGTGCTGCGTAGTCTTGAGCCATCGAAGGAACGACCGCTGCGGCGGAAAGGAGAACTGAAATGGCACGCAAAGGCTCGATGCGGGCGCAGCGCAAGCGCTGGTCGCAGTGGGAGGCGTACCGCAACGAGATGTACGTGACCGACGAGAAGGCCCTGGCCCGCGCCTATCGGGAGTACAGCCTCACTGGGGTCCTGGAGGACCCGTGGACCGGGGACCGGTACTGCCCCTCCTGCGAGAAGCCCGAGCAGTACTGCGACTGCGGCTCCGCTGCCTGACCCACCTCTAAGGAAGTCCAATGAGTCCCAAGCCAGGAACCTATACCCTGACCCACCCCAACGCCGTATACGCCAACAGAGCCCTGAGCCATGCCTACTGGGCGCTAGGAGTCGCCGCCGTGAGCGCGATCCTCCACCTGCTCGACCTGGCCCCAGCCGACCGATTCCTCGACATCGTCCTAGGGATCTGGATCCTCTTCGAGTTCTCGCAGATCATCCGCTATGGGATCAAGTCGATCAAGGCAGGCATCCGCGACGGAAGGGTCCTGGCCATCTCGATCCGCGAGGGAGCCTTCGTCTCGATCCAGGAGGACGCTGCTCTGTGAAGTCAGTACTGAGGGCTATCGCATCCATTATCAAGACCTATAGGAAGAGGGCGAAGTGACCTGCAACGGAATCGTGAGCGCCGAGGAGATCCTGCGCCGCGTCAAGGAGTCCCCGACCGGGGACATCAGGGACGGCGACATCCTTGCCGTCAAGGGCAAGAAGCCCATCTCGTATGTACCCACCCGCCGCGTCGGCCGCGAGAGGACCAAGGCTGAGCTCGTCGGCGAGTACCTCCGCTACCTGACCGACATCCACGACCGCCGCAAGGACCTGCTGCACATCCCCGAAGAGAAACGGCAGGCACACATTCTCGCCGAAGCTGAGAAGGCCGCGGCCATGCACCTAGGAGGTGGGGACGGCCGTGGCTAAGTTCGAGTTCGGAGGCCCGCCACGATTTGCTCACCAGAAGCGCGGCTTGGCCAAGCTCATCGCATGCAACGGCATCGGTGCTCTCCTCATGGAGCCCGGCACCGGAAAGACGGCGGTCACTCTGGACTACTGCTCTCTTCTGGCGTTGTCCTCGCCCCGCCGCGAGGCCCGAGTCCTCGTGATCGGGCCTCTGGCCGCCGTCGATCAGTGGGCGCTCCAGGCTCCGAAGTGGGTAAGCCAGCAGGTCAACGTCTGGGCCGAGGCCCTCGGAGGCTCGGTCATGCAGCGCGTCGAGGCCCTGCGCTCCCGTGGAGGGAAGCTTGTAGCCAAGCCGACCGGCGGCAAGGGGCGTGGCGCAGGGGACGACGTCCGCGCCCTGCACGCCAATCGGTCCTGGGCACTGGCCGCTCGCCGCGATGGCGTGGAGCTGGATCGGAAGGGGGCCGCCAAGGCCGGGCCGGAGGTCCTCGGAGACTCCAAGCCCCGCCTCGTGATCGAGGCGATCAACCTGGACACGCTCTCCCAGCGCCGGCAGGTCGGGTCCAAGACGCTGGCCGACGTCGTGCTCGCCGCAGTCACCGACTTCGACCCGGACCTAGTAGTGATCGACGAGATGCACAAGATCAAGTCGGTCTCGTCCAACGCGTCTCGACTGGCGGGACGTATCGGCTCGCGGGTCGATCGCCGGATCGGCCTGACCGGGACGGTAATCCCGCACTCACCGCTCGACGTCTACGCGCAGTGGAGGTTCATCGACCCGAAGGCCTTCGGGAGGGTCCAGCCGAACGGTGAGCACCGCGTGGCGACGTTCAAGCATTTCAAGGAGGACTACGCCGAGATGGGCGGGTATATGGGGCACGAGGTCGTCGGCTTCAAGAACCTGGACCGCCTGGAGGAGATCATGGGCGAGCGCTCATCGGTGGCCATCAAGGAGGAGTGCCTGGACTTGCCAGAAGCCGTCGATACGGTCCTCCCCGTCGCTCTGAGCCCGAAGGAGCTCAAGGCCTACGAGGACATGCGGACCAAGCTACAGGTCGAATTCCGCGAGGAGGACGACATGCGCGAGGCGGCTGACGGCGGGGAAGCGGCGACGGCGGCCAGCCGGCTAGTCCGCATGACCCGGCTTCGCCAGATCACGGCCGGCCACCTGCCGGACGATGAGGGTCAGGTGCGGGAGATCGGCCGGTCCAAGGCGAAGACTATCGCCTCCCTCATCCACGACACACTGGAGGACGAGAAGCGCATCGTCGTGTTCGGCACCTTCACCCGCGAGCTCGCGGCGCTGGAGGAGGAGATCGCCGACAAGCGGACCGCGGTTCTGAGGATCGACGGCTCCACGAGGCCTGAGGACCGGCTGGCCATGCGCCAGCGCTTCGGGTCCGACGACCCAGCCCGCCTCGTCATCGTCGCCCAGATCAAGACCCTGTCGGTCGCCGTGAACGAGCTGGTCACTGCGAAGAACGCGATCTTCGCCTCCCTGCCCTGGCAGAGAGACGACATCGTGCAGGCTCGCGACCGGCTAAACCGGCTCGGCCAGAAGAGCGCGACCACGTTCTGGTACGCGCTTGCACCGAACACCGTGGACGACCTAGTGTTCCAGGCCTACCAGGACCGCACGGATCTAGAGAAGACCCTTATGAATCACATCTACGCCGATAGGAAGTAGCAATAGCCATGAGCCCCACCCAGCGTCCTGAGGAGGACGTCATCACGGCCGAGAAGGCCACCTACTCCTCGCTCACCCTCCACCGCCGCTGCCCGCAGGCGTGGAAGTACCGATACATCGACGGCCTACGCCGCGCCCGGTCGGAGGTCACGCCGGCCCTCGACTTCGGGTCCTGGTTCCACGCCGTGCGAGCCCTGGACCGTATCAACAAGGGGACCGTGGAGGGGACCCTCAAAGCACACCCCGAGGAGATTCAGACCACTGACACAGGCCCTACCTTCCCGTGGGACGCCTCCCCGTCGGACGTCATGGCCGCCGCCGTGGACTACTGGGACCGGCTCGGTGAGGACGCTCGGGAGGTCTGGCTCGACTGGCTCGGCCAGCCTCTCCCGCAGCGCCTCTCTCATGTCTACGCCGAGTGGCGTGAGCGCTGGGCTGAGGAGTCGGAGAACGAGTCCGTCCTCGCCGTTGAGCAGCGCTGGGAGCGCGAGGTCCCGGGCACCGGGGTCACGCTCTGGGGCTACGCCGATGAGGTCTACCAGGACCGCAAGCGCGGCATCGTCGTGGTCCGTGACTGCAAGACCTCCGGCACACTCGGCCAGGTCACGAGCCTGGACGAGATGATGGACAGCCAGGTCCAGCTCTACGCCTGGGGGCTGTCCCCGGACTGTGCCGAGTGGGGCGTGCCGACGCCTCGCGCCGTCGCCTTCGACCGGGTGCGGTCGAAGGCGCCGAAGACTCCCAAGATCACTAAGGCCGGAAAGCTGTCCTCGTCGGTCAAGGACTACGACCTGCGGACCTACCTGGAGTGGTGCGCCGACGGCGTCTCCTTCGAGGGAATGAAGAAGGACGGGAGCGCGGCCGGTACCTACACGGCCGAGGAGGCCGAGATCGAGCGCCTGACCTCGCCGCAGACCGTATCGCAGTGGTTCGCCCGCCACCTGACTCCGGTCAGCCCGTACCTGGTCCGCTCCCACCTCCAGGCCGCGGCCGACACGTGCTCGGACATCTCCCGGACGCGCATTCGAGCTGACCGCCGGGGCGAGGCTCCCCGCAACTTCGGGAAGGCGGCGTGCCAGTTCTGCGAGTTCGCCGACCTGTGCCGTGCTCAGATGGTAGGCGGACCGGGCGGGGAGTACGCGCCTGAGGAGTACGGCCTACGCTACCGTGACCCGTCTCACAGCGGCAGGTAGCCTTCCGGGCTTGCAATGTCCGCCGTCATACACCTACAGTTAAGTCACCACCCAAACAGCGGAAGGAAATTCAATGGCCAGTTTCGCCGGAGTCAACATTGTTGACGTGAACGAGGAGGCAGCCGACTACGGTCGGTGGCTGATCCTCGGGGCCCAGGGGGCCGGCAAGTCGAGCCTCGCCTCGACGGTAGCCACGATGGGCAAGACGCTGTTCATCGACCTCCCCGGAGAGAAGGGTACGCAGTCCTTCAAGAACGCCCCCTACGCCAAGAACATCGACGTGGTCCGTCCGGAGAGCGTAACCGCCCTGGACGACATCTTCTGGAGCCTGGACAAGGGGGGCCACGGCTACAAGGCCGTCATTCTCGACAGTCTCACCGCCCTCCAGAAAATGACGATGCGCTACCTCACCGGCTTCTCGGAGACCGCTGTTCGTGAGATCAAGCAGGGCACGGCCCCCGCTGACCAGCGCACGTGGGGCCAGGCGCTCGACATCATGACCGACACGGCCGTGTTCTGGTACGGCCTGGCCGACGGCAACCGTAAGGAGCCGATGCACGTCGTCATGACGGCTCAGGTCAAGATGGTCGAGGACGAGATCAACGGAGGCGTCCGCCGCTCCCCGGACGTCCAGCGCGGCGCCCAGTCGATCATCCGCGCCACGCCGAACTACATCATCTACGCCGACGTCGAGGAGGACCTCGACAACGCAGGCCGCGACGACGGCCCTTCGCTGAAGCACATCGTGCGCTTCGGCACCGACCCGGAGTACGGGACCAAGGCCCGTATCCCCTACAACCTTCGCGGGAAGGTTCCGTCCGTCCTAGGGCGCGACCACCCCGTGACTCTGGAGAAGCTCTCCCGCTTCCTCGGAGTGGGCGGAGTCCCGGAGCGTAAGCCCGCCGCCGACAAGTCGGCCAAGTCCGACAACTGATCACCCAGTAACCCAACCTCACAGGAGAAATCACCATGGCTCTGACCTTCGACTTCACCAACTACAAGGACACCTCCACCGCCCACGTCGCCCCAGGTACCTACCACGCCGAGGTCTCTGACTTCGAGGAGACGACCTCCAAGGCCGGCAACGCGATGTTCGTCGTCTACCTGGAGATCACCGAAGGCCCTCACGCCGGGCAGCAGATCATCGACCGTCTCCCCCAGACGGAGAAGGCCATGTTCCGCTCTGCCGCCTTCCTCCAGGCCCTAGGTGTCAAGATCGCCAAGAAGAAGATCGCCCTGAACCCGCGCTCGCTGATCGGCCGCCCGGTCGACATCGTCGTGGAGGATGGTGAGCCCTACAACGGCCGCGTGAAGAGCGAGGTGCGCGAGTACCTTCGGGCCACGAAGCCAGCCAAGGCCGAGCCCGAGGCAGACCCGATGGAGGACGAGATCGCCGATCCGGTCGAGGCTCCGGCCAAGCCTGCCCCGGCAGCGGACTCCGAGGACACCATCGAGCTCGACGTGGACGCCCTGGACATCGACGACCTGGACCTCTGAGTCCTTCAGCACAGCGGCCCCGCTCCGGCGGGGCCGCCCCGTATCCGAGAAAGGAGTGACATGGCTAGTAAGGAGAGCGGCGTCGTGGACGCCATCCGGCGCCGCATAGCCCAGGTCTGGCCGGGGTCGGTCACCTGGAAAATGCACGGCTCGGTCTACATGGAGGCAGGCATCCCTGACGTGCTGTGCTGCGTCGAGGGCCGACTGATCTTCCTGGAGGTCAAGCACCAGAAGCCCGGCGAGTCCCGCGGGCACGCACTGGCCCGCACGTCGGTCGAGCAGGTACGGCAGATTCGCCGTGTGCGCGCCGCCGGCGGGGCCGCCTGCACCGTCCTGGACGCCGACGAGGCGGAGTGGGCAGTGCGTGAGGCGCTGACCGGCTCGACACTGTCGAGCATGTACCCCGTCGTAGGGTCTGGAGGTGATCTCAGTGGCGAGAGCTAGGCTGACTGCGACCGAGTTCGAATTCGTGCGGCAGCTGGAGTGGGAGGACATGTCCCCGGCCCAGTTGAAGTCGGCCCGCGAGACCTGGAGAACCGGCGCCGTCTACCAGGATGAGGTGAACCCTCGGGTCTGGTGGGTGCGGTCCTACTCGGCCCGGAACACCGGAGAGGTCAAGGGGCGTGACGGCAAGAGGTTCCATCACGTGGTTCTGAAGTCGGATCATGGCTACCCGCGGTTCACGTGCACCTGCAAGCACGGTCAGCACTCGCGCTACGCATCGTGCTGGCACGCCAAGACCGTGGCCCGCATCTACCGGATCATGGTTGATCAGATGAAGGAGCAGGAGAGGGAGGACATGATCAATGAGTACCGCAGCAAGAGAAGTGATTGACGACATCCCCGAGCAGCCTGACAGCGGAGTGGCCGATGCCAGCGACGCGCTCATGGTCGCGGGCAGCACGATCCTCTCGATCACGGCCGCCTGTGCGGGCATCCGTGCCCGGATGGTCAGCGAGCAGGGTTGGGGCGAGGAGTTCGCTGAGGCTTTCGCTCAGTCTCTGGTTCGAGACCTCGTGAATCGAGCCATGGCACCGTCACAGGACTTGACCTCTGTTCTGGAGGGGCTGTGACTACCGCGAAGCCTCCGGCGCCCCGCAAGCCGGCCCCGCTGGACTACACGCGTCCGATCTGGAAGCGGCAGGATGGCGAGACCGAGGCGGCCTACAACTCGTTCAAGACCTACCGGGACATGGAGCGACGTCGGGTGCGGGACGCCCCCAACGGCAACTCCTACTCGGCCCGATGGTCGTGGAAGGAGCGGGTCGAGGCCTGGGACAAGCACATGGCCGAGAACGAGGCGAACGAGCTCGTCCGCTACCGGATCGCCATGGGGGATCGTCATCGGGCTCTAGGCCGCAAGGCCCTGGAGAAGGCCGAGATGTGGCTCGACAGCCTCACCGAGGACCGCATCTCCCGCATGAGCGCGAACGGGATCGTCCAGATGATGGACGTCGCAGCGCGCATCGAGAGGGAGGCTGCCGGCGCCGGGGCAGACTCGGCCAAGGTGCAGATCGAGGTCTCCTCCAACCTGGCTGAGATGACGGCCTCGGCCACGACGTCGAGGATCGAGCAGCTGGTCGCCGAGGTCGAGCGCCGAAAACGTGCGCAGGGACTCATCGACGTAGGTCCCGCTGAAGTTGAGGTGATCGACGCCGAGCAGTAGAGTTGGCCCGGGACATTGGGACAGATGCCGCCACCCTTGGGGATAGGGGTGGCGGTATTCTGTATCTATACGAGATTCCACCTCAGCGATAGGAGATCCCTATGCCCCGCATGAAGAAGCCGATGGAGCCGTGGGAGATGACCTCGGCCCAGCTGGAAGAGGAGCTGGAAGCGCTCATCAAGCGGCAGGCGTGGCTGGAGAACCAGCCGAAGTGCGATCTCCCCTCGTGCGATGGTAAGCCTCACGCCGGTGCCCCCTACCCGCACGACCCGACCTACAGGCAGGCGGCCGACCCGCTGGAGAGCGCTCAGCAGCTCGATGAGGCCTACGCGGGGCGCCCCCACATCCAGTACCTATCCGACCGGCTGGCAGAGGCCGTGCGCGCCGTCGAGAACGGGGAGAACCGGTACATGACCATCTCCATGCCGCCGCGCATGGGAAAGTCGACGCTGACCTCGATCAACCTGCCAATCTGGCTGCTGCGCCAGCACCCGGACTGGAAGATCGGTCTGATCTCGCACTCGCCCCAGCTCGCCACGGCCTGGGGCCGTCAGGTCCGCCGTTTCGTCGAGGAGGACGGCGACAAGTGGGGCATAAGGATCGCCGGCGACGCCGGCGCAGTGAGTGAGTGGCAGACGACCCGCGGGGGCGGCATCGTCTCCCGCTCAGCCCCGGGGCAGTCGATCACCGGTCTCGGCTTCAAGGTGATGCTTATGGACGACGTCGTGAAGGACTTCGCCGACGCGCACAGCGAGTCGAAGCGTGAGGCCATCTGGGACTGGTGGCAGGCCAACGCCGTCACCCGTCTGGAGCCTCCGTTCCTCTGCATCGCCATCGCGACGCGCTGGCACGAGGACGACTTCATCGGCCGCCTGCTGAACCCGGCCAAGAACCCCGACGCCGACAAGTGGGAGAACGTCATCTTCCCCGCCATCGCCGAGGAGGATGATCCTCTCGGCCGTGAGCCCGGTGATCCGCTCTACAGCCCCCTAGTAGAGGAGACCCGCGAGGAAGCGCTGGAGCGCTGGGACTCCCTCAAGCGCTCGGTCGGGTCCTACATGTGGGAGGCGCTCTACCAGCAGCACCCGACGCCGGCCGACGGCTCGATCTTCAACCTCGGCTGGCTGAGGTTCTGGACGACCGACCCGTCCAAGGTCAAGGACGGGGACGACTCCGTGATCCTCCTGCCGCGCGAGCGCCTGGAGCGAGGGCAGTGGCTCGACTCGTGGGACCTCACCTTCAAGGGCTCCTCGACGTCGGACTACGCCGTCGGCCAGCGGTGGTGCCGGCAGGGGCCGGACCGGTTCCTCATCGCGCAGCAGCGGGGTCAGTGGTCCTTCACCCAGACCTTGGAGAAGATGCTGCGCTGGTGCAACGCCGGAGACATCGACGACAAGGCGTCCCCTGGAGGCTCCTTTGTCCACCAGCGCCTCGTCGAGGACGCGGCCAACGGTACGGCGGCCATTGACGTGCTTCGCAAGAAGGTTGCGGGCATCAAGCCGATCAAGCCTCGCTCGTCCAAGGAGGTCCGGGCCCGGGCCGTGACGCCGGAGATCGAGTCTGGCAACGTCTACCTGCCCCACCCGGCGGACCCAGGCAACGGCTGGGTGAACGAGCTCATCTCCGAGATGCGGGCGTTCCCCTCGGGCCGTCACGACGACCAGGTGGACGCGCTGAGCATGGGCCTGCTCGGGCTGCGCGACGCGGGGCAGGCGTCCCTGTTCGTCCCGAGGGGGACGATCCGCCGCGCTGTGAGCGGTCTCTCAATGTCGGGCACGATTCCCCGGTTCTGACGGCTTGCATCTCCTGAGGGGTGGACGTATGATTTCATACGTCCACCCCAACTACGTTAGGAGATCAGGTGAAGTCGCCGAATAACAACGCCCCCGACGCCCTGCTAAGGGCGTCGCAGCGCCGGGTCGAGGAGCTGAAGAGGGCTCTTCAGTCTGCCTATTCCTGGGGATACTCCCCCGGCAAACTGTCCGAGCTGGACGAGATCATGGAGACTGCGGCCGTCCCGATTCCCGAAGAGATCGCTACCCGTACCCGCATGGTCCGGGTGTGGTCGGAAGGGTTCAGGAAGCACCCCGGATGGGCGCTCCAGCCGGAGGAGCGGTGCCCCCGCCGCGAGGTCGCCTGGATGCTCCACTACGCGGCCATGCTGTCCAACGCCCCTCTCGCGAGTCATGAGTCGGTCCGGGAATGGCTGTGGAAGATCGCCCGCGCGGCGTCGAACCTCCTGCCCGAGGAGGCCGACGTCCTCACTCTCGCGCGGGAGGAGTACATCCGAGCCGCTAAGAAGCACCCCGGAATGACGCTGGAGTGTGACGGCCACACCGACGAGACCCGCCTGTTCGCCCTCGTGGAGGAGATTGGCGAGGTCGCGGCCTGCCTGACCTACGACAACGAGGCCGAGACCGGGCACGGTTCGGACCTGGAGTCCGAGGTGATTCAAGTCATCGCCCTCGCCTTGGCCTGGGCGACTCGCTATCTAGATGACGGGAGAGAGTGAGAGATGGGAACTTCGCACGAGATCGCCAGCAAGCTGGAGGACTACCTGGAGGCGGGGTACTTCGACCAATCTATCCGCGGTATCTATATCCTTCTCAATCACATCCAGTTCCTTGAGAAGCAGGTTACTTCTCTGAAGGGGACGATTGCCCGCCTACAGGCCGAGTCCCCGGAGCAGCCCCCACTTACCGAGTCCCTATAGGAGACACCAATGACATCCATCAATGACGTTGCAGACCTGCCCAAGCTCCTGGAGGACTGGGCCGACGGCAAGGGATACCGCGGCTCCTTCGGGATCGACGCAGAGCGCTCGATGGCCGAGGACCTTCGCAAGCTGCTCTCGCTGACCGTCCAGCAGGCCAAGGCCCTGGAGGATTCTCAGGAGCACGCCCACGCCCTGGAGCAGCGCCTCCCGACCTCTCAGACCGACGACTTGGAGCCGGAGCCCGCTCTCGGCGACCCGCTGGAGGAGGCCGCCCGCCTCGACCGTAAGGCCCGCCGGGACGCGAAGCTGGCCCGCGCAGCCCTCCAGCAGGAGGTCCTGGCCGCCTACTCGCGAGGCGTGTCGAAGTCGGCCCTGAGCTCGGTCTCCGGCATGACTCGGCAGACCGTTGATCGGGTGCTCGGGCAGTGGAAGCGCAAGCCTCCCAAGATCGGCGGCGGAGAGGATGAGTCCCAACTCACCTTGATCTGACCACTGCGGGCTTGCTCTAGGCCGTATGACGGCATACGCTTAGGGCAAGCCCGTACCGACAACTACCTAGCGAGGAAACATGAGCACAAAGACCTCACCAACCAGGACAACATGGACCCGCGTCCTCCGCCACCCTCAGGCGCGAATCAAACCGATCGACGCGGACACCTTGCACGAGGCCAAGACGTGCCTCGTCTACGAGAACGGGCAGGCCGTCGCCCAGCTGAAGAGCTGTGGTCAGCGCTGCTGGGGCGTCTACCCGACCGGCATGACGATCCCCGCCGCGTTCGGGGCCTCCGCTCTGGAGGCTGTGACGACGTGGATTGGCGCCCGGGACGGGGAGGCCGCATGACTCGCGCCCTGACTCCTCCGGAATGGGAGAGGTACCTCCTCCGAACCGGCGAGCTGTGCGCCGGATACGGTGGCCTGAGCCTATCCATCGGGGACAAGCACCCGACTTGGATGGCTGAGATCGACAAGCACGCCTCACGAGTCCTGCGGGATCGCTTCCCATGTACTTCTAACCTGGGAGACATGACGTCCGTGAACTGGGCGGACGTTGCTCGCGTGGACGTCCTCCTTGGAGGAACTCCATGCCAGGACCTGTCGGTGGCCGGCCGCAGGGCCGGCATGGCTGAGGGCCTCCGCTCCGGTCTCTGGAAATACATGCTGAACGCAACAAAGGAGATGGAACCCGATGTCGTCGTCTGGGAGAACGTCGCAGGAGCACGAACAGCACGAGGGGGCCGTGGGATTCCAGCCCTCGGAAGAGTGGTCACGGACCTGGCCGGCCTCGGGTACGACGTGGTGTGGGACTCTGTCCGAGCAGACTACGTCGGAGCCCCGCACCGCCGTGAGAGGGTCTTCGTCTTGGCCTTCCGGTCCACTGCTGCCGACACTCTCGGCGTCCTCCTCGACCGGACCCGGGAAGCATGGAACGGGGGGTCTGAACCTCCAAACCCGGATTCACCTTCTCATGACCCCCGACTCGGAGAGTACGGGGCCAGACTCAGGCTGTGGGAGTCGGTGACCGGGATGCCCATGCCCGAGCCGGAGGAGGACTCGCCGCGAGGAGGTCGCCGTCTATCGGCGAAGTTCGGCGAGTGGATGATGGGCCTCCCCCGAGGGTGGGTCACCGGAATCCGCACGATTCCCCGGACTGCCCAGTTCCGCATCCTCGGCAATGGCGTGGTACCTCGGCAAGGCAGGTACGCGATCCACGGGCTGACCTCCCGGGCGCTGGGGGTGCTGGCATGAGCGTTTCCCTGACTGCCGTCTTTGTGGCCATGGCCATCGGCCTGCCGATCTTCGCGCTCGGAGAACGCCTACGAGGCCGCCGAGAACTGATCGTCAACACCCCTAAGAAAGGATCTCCCGTGGGTAGATATTCCTCCTTCGACCACCTGGCCCGGGACAACCGGTCCCTGTATTCCGCCTACCTGGAGGCCTCTCACGACGGGGGAGGTCGCATCCTCCTGGAGGACGGGGCATACGTCATCAGCGAGGACACCCTCCCGGACCCTGACCCATCCGTCGAGCTGTACCTCGGGGACGGGGCCTGGCTGGAGGTCCGGGACGGCCTTACGCCGGGCGTCCAGCTCACCCTCCCCGATGAGTACGTCGAGGCTCTGGACCGGGATCCCGTAGACTCCGACAAGTCCCGCCGCCTCTACTGGTCCTCGCCCACCCCTCCGCACGGCCTGGACGACCCGACCCAGAACCCGTACGGCTACGGAGACGTGACCCTGTACGTCCCGGAGAGCCTGGAGCCTGCCTATCGCGAAAAGGGCTTCTCCGAGTGGGGTGCTCCGAGCCGCCGCTACCTGGAGATTTGGGAGGACTACGAGCCGCCCGCCTCAGGCGGGGACCCTGAGCGTGCCGAGGGAGACGGCCCGGAAGCCGTCAAGTTCCCCAGCCACTACACGTGGCTGGGGCAGTCACTCGCCGCGCTCGGCCTGAGCGACGTGGTCAACGTCGAGTCGTGGGACGTGCTCGACGCGGCCTTCCCATCGGACCCGCTGCTGTGGAACTGCGGCAAGTACCTGCTGCGGCAGGGCCGCAAGGGGGGCGAGGAGAAGCGTCTGGAGGACCTGCGCAAGGCCCGCCAGTACCTTGATCGGCAGATCGCTCAGCTGAATCGGGAGGAGGGTAGCAGTGTCTGACCTGCACTCAGACCTGAGAGAGGCTCAGAGAGTCCTATCCGAGGCGGGTATCCGGACTGCCAAGCACGGCGACCGCCTGGTCCAGTACGAGTCGGGAATCGTTGGCCTGTATTCGATGGTGACGGTCGAGAGGTTGGCTGACGGGCGGCTGCTAGTGGACGGGCGTACTCCCAAGCACGCGAGGGAAGTCCTCATCGAGAACGGCTTTCGGGTGCTTCAGACGGAGGTGAGTGACTGAGATCATTGGAATGTGGGGATAGATGGGCTAGCGCCACCCTTCGGGGCGGCGCTAGCCTTATCTTGTACGTAGCAGACCACCCAACTCACAAAAGGAACGTGACATGAGCAACACGGACACCGCACCTGCCGAGACCTTCGCCGAGAAGATGGATCGCGTCGCCGCCGAGCTGCTGGACGTCCTGCGCGATGTACTCGGCCCGGAGCTCCGCCTACCTGAGCCTCGGGTCTCCTACGCCCGTTACGGTGACCGCTCCGTCACCGTACGCGATGGGGAGAACGGACGTGTCGAGGTGACCGCTCACCTGACGTCGGCCGGCACGGTCAAGGAGTACTTGGCCCGCCTCACTCACGGCGATCTGGAGCCGCGGCTGTACCCCGCCGTCGGCCCTGTCCGTATGGACTGCTCGGAGGACCCTGAGGAGCACCCCACCATCATCTACGTCTTCCCCCTCGTCATACGCCTGGTACTGGCCGAGAAGCGCATGGAGGACGCCCGTAAGGCGTTGGAGGAGGCCGGCCTCCCTGTCGAGGACTGCGGCCCGAGCATCGTTCTGCGAGAGTCCTGCGCGGGGGGGATGCGGAACGTCGCCACCGTCGAGCTCAACCCGGACAACGGCGCGCTGCACGTGCACGGCCGGGACGCAGGGCAGGTGCGGGAGATTCTGCACCAGGCCAAGGTCTTCTGAGTGACGCAAGTCACTACATACGCCCCGCTTGCGGCTTGCAGGCGGGGCGTATGCGTGCATACACTTAAGCCATGAGCACGAACCGCCCCACCCCCGCCGTCAAAATCATCGCCACCGTCGCCACCCTGGCCATCGTCGCCCTCGCCATCGTGGGGGCCATCCTGGTCCACAGCCACGCGCAGGCCTCACAGGCTCGCGAGGCTCAGGCTGAGCGGGTCTCCGAGATCATGGGGTCACTCAGCTCCGGGGCTGAGAAGTCACCCTCCGCCGGCGGCTCCGAGGTCTGCACGATCTCCGCCGAGCGGTCGCGCAAGTGCTACCCCGGGGGACGCGGGGGCTGGTACCGGACTCGCGGCGGGCACGCCCTGAAGCCGGCCGAGGACTCCACCTCCGCCGCGCTCCTGCACAGCGAGTTCGACGAGGTCGGGCCGGCGGACATGCCCGGACGCGTCCCTGGCCGCGGCGGCTGGGTCAGCGAGGAAGGGGAGGACTGGGCCTGATCGTCCCTCGGGAGAGCGCCCCGCACACCGTTAGGTGTGCGGGGCCGTTTCATGCCTATAGAGGGGTCTAGGAGAGTCTCTGAGGGGCTTTGAGGGCTTGGCGGGGCCGTCCATACTGGAGGAGGTCTATAGGCCCTCAGAGAGGCTCACACGCCCCCTCCGCGCGCCGGGCGAGGCGCCTCGGATAGCTGATGCCGTGTAAGCCCCGTAGACGGCCGAACGCCCCGGTACCTAGGTGCGGGTACCGGGGCGCGGGTGCAGGGCCGTCTACGCGGCTTACAGGACGCCCTGAAGGCGCTCCAGGGCGAGGCGCGCGCGCTCGGCGCGTGGGCGGCGGCCATCGCGTAGAGGCCCTGCCAGCGGCGGATCCGGCGGGGCGGGCGACGGAGTGCCGAGGTGCCCCCGAACAGGTGCGGGACCCTGGGAGAAACCTGGGAACGTAGTGTGGTCCCAGCCACAGACCCCCTCTATAGTTATGGCGTACTCCCCCCGTAGGGGGGAGTACGCCTATTACTTAACTTGTAACTTAGCATACAACCGCGCCATTCCAACGGAAAGCACGTATGCCCATCATACATTTGGAGGGGGCAAGTGTATGATAAGTTACATGTGACCCAGATCTCTTGCCCGCAATCATACGTCACTTTGAGAAATTAATTTGAGTGACGGCATTCACATCCGTGGAGGGTGAACCTTGGAGGAGCCTGAGAAACCTGGGAGAACCCTGGGAACCAGTACGGCAGGGGACCGGGGACGGAACCGCTACGGACCGTGATCGCCCAGGCCCGGCGAGGTAGGTCCAGCCGGTAGCTCAGACCTGTACCGATCCGGCAGGGACCGTCTACGTACCGCCGCCGGCGCCACGCTCGAAGGTCAAAGAGCCCCGGAGGAGATCGCCGGGGAGGCGTTGGTCGAGGGCCAGGACCACGATGGCGGAATACCGCGGAAAAGTAGGGGCGATGTATGCCGTCATAACGGACTTTTCGTTGCAATACCAACGGTCGGAGGAAACCGGGACGGAATTAGGCAAGCCGTGGACCGTCTCCGTACCCGTAGCCGTCGGCGGGGCTAGGTATGGGGCGGGTCACACAAAATGGCGGGATAGGCGCCCCGGCCGGGCACCGGCCCGATCGGCGCTTGCCCCCGTCCCAGCGAGCTGGGCCGCGGCTGCGCGCGAGCGTCCGCAGCTCGGGCGCATGCCACGGTGCCTCACGATCTCTACGGCGCTTGAGCCGCGTCGCTGCGCTCCGCGACGCGGGCGCCTGGGAGACGCGTGACGCAGCGATGGCATACACCTGCGCTCGGAGCACTCGCCTCATGAGACGAAGGGCCCTGTCTGGGAACGTGCATGCCAGGGTGCACCCGCCTGCGCCTGGGGGCTCCGGCGGGTGCAGCCATGGCATACACGCGCCAGACAGGGGAGGGCTGTGCGGGGCGGCTCGCCACGGGCCGGTATGTCGATCGGCCTGACGGCCTCCCGAACCGGCACGGGCTCGGGGTGCCCGCTACGCCCTCGGTGAGGATGGCGCGGAAGGGGCGAGGGCTCAGGACGGGTGAGGCCGGTGGAGACGTGCTGGACGGCTAGTGGGCGAAGGGATGGGCCGACAGGCCGCCGAGGGTGAACGCCACCAGGATGGTCAGGCACAGGGTCAGGATGATGAAGAGGATGTCGGAGGGGTTGATGCGCATGGTGAGCTCCTGAGGGGCGGTGGAGGTGGTGGTCGTGGGTCTGGCCCGTATCCGGAGGGCTGCGGGGAGCCGGAAGGCTGCGGAGTGTCAGGCGGCTGATGTGTATCAGATGCCTGATACGTGGTAACGTGAGTAGGTGGTTGGCTAAGGGCATTAGCCTGAGGGCTAAGGGCATCTGCCGGCGGGGCTGAGGTGTATGGAGGCTACCTGCAGGAGATGCGGGCCTGGCAGAGCGCGGTGGAGCGGGCGTCGGTGATGCCGGCAGCGGCGTAGGCGGAAAGGCCCGAGATTGCAACGATTGCGAGCAGTGTGCCGACCAGGGCGGAGCGCAGGTGACGGCGGACGGCGCTGCGGCGGCAGGAGGAACGCCGGGCAGGGCGATTGCGGCTGCTCGGGGCGGGCACGGCCGCCAGCTCCTCGGTCTGGGCCTGGCCGCGCCAGCCTTCGAAGGGGGCTGCTGATGCCGGGGAGGCGGGCAGGGCGGGCCGGGCCGGGCGGAGGATGGATCGGCGTACCGGGACGGAGGCGACGGCGGGGAGGGTCTCGGTGGGGCGGTCGTCTGCTGGAGTCGGCGCCGGGGTCGGAGCCGGGGCTGTCGTGCTGTTGCTCATGCCCCTACTGTATGCCGTCATACGTAGGGAGTGCAAGCCGAGAGGCGGGCTGGTTTAGTGAGGCGGGCCACTGTCCATAGGTGATGAGCGATAGCTGAGCGGGCCCCGGGGTCGGTCACGGGGCGCCCGATCGCTCGCCCGATCGCTCGCCCGGTTCCAGGACGGCCCCGGCGCGAGCCCCTTCGTGCTGGGGAGGAGCTGCGGCCGATGCCCCTATATCTGCACGCCCGAGGGCCGGGAGGCTGAGTGACTCCGGTCACTGCACGGCGGCGGGCGAGAAGGGCGGCCGAACCGCCGCCCGAGGGGGTCGGTCCGCCGGGGCAGGCGCGCTGGAGGGCGGGGCCCGACTCGGCCGACCTCCCAGCCCTCGTCCATAAGGACCGCGAGCGCTAGGCCGTCCACTCATAGGTAAGTCCGATGGGGCGCCTGCCCGGCTCCCGGCGCCGGGGCAGCCGCCCTCGTCCCGACGACCGGCCTCTCCGGCGGGACCCCGGAGCCGAGGGGTTTCTCGATGTTCACGGCGAGATCGATGGGGGAGGGGGTGGCTTGGCCCCCCTATAATCTGCACATATAAGCCACCCTCAACCTTTTGTATGGGAGCATACATGTCACCTTCAGCACCCGCTTCCCCCGCTGCGGGCACCTCCCCGGCCAGCGAGGCGCTCACCGACGCGGTCCTGCTGGCCGTGGACACCGTCCTCGCCACCGGCGCGGCTCTGCGCGTCACTCGCTTCGCCACGACCGACGTCCTGGGCGGCTGGGTCCTGGCCGACCCCCTCAAGGCCTGGGCCGAGCGGCGCGACCCGCGCCCCGCCTACTCCGGCACGTCCCACCCCTTCGGCTACGCCGCCCCGCCCCAGGCCTGGCGCCACCGCCTGGTCTCCGCCCTGGACTGCCCGTTCTGCGTCGGCACCCAGGCCACGCTCGCGATCGGCACGGCCCTGGCCCTGACCTCGCCCCGATCTCGGCGCCGGTCCCGGCTCGGCCGCGCCCTGCGGGCCGCCTGCGCGACGCTGGGCGCGGCCTACGTAGTGGGCCACATCTCCCATCGGATCGACTCGGCCGCCCC